CTCGCGCGGCTGTGTTCGACAAGAAGCCGTGCGACGAGTGCGCTGCGCACATGGAAGCAGGCATCATCTTCATCTCCGTCAAGGACGAAACCCCCTCCGAGAACCCTTACCGCACCGGAGGGTGGTGCGTTCTCAGAGAAGAGGCGGTGCGTCGAATGCTCAACGCGGGCGAAACAGTAGAGGATGTTTGTCACAAACGCGTCGCGTTCATTCCCGACGCGGTGTGGGACGCCATCGGTCTGCCTCGGGAGAAAAAGGAGTAGCCCATGCCCTACACCATCAAACCTGCGCCGCACGCGGCGATCGGCTCGCTGTGTGAGTGCGTCTTCGATGCGCTTGCGCTTGCGATTCGCAAGGACGGTCGCTTCACTTGCGACTTGACCAACTGCGGCAAGCTCATTGAGGTGCGTTCGGTGCGCCTCGTCACGCCCAAGCCGTACTGCGGCCAGCACCCCGGCCCGTGCGAACTGAACGGGCGCAAGAAGCGCACGACGCGTTTTTTGGAGTGGGACGACTGGGTGGCGTTCCACAACGTGGTGAACGACGTGCTCGACAAGCTGCACGTGTCCGCAGACGTGTTCACTCGCCCGATGGAGACGGTTGGCACGATGTACATGCGCAAGGCCGACTGGGGTCGGCGCACCGAGTACGACTACGAGCTGGGCGTGAACAACTACGGGCGCACGATCCAAAAGTGGAACCTGGGCACGCGCGATCAGTTCAACGCGAAGCGGCTCTACAAGGAGGCGTGACGATGGAGACGAAGCTAACCGACGAAGAGCTGTCGCGGGTGCTATCGGATGCAGAAGCCGAAGTCCTCGACTATCACAACCGTAACACATGCGTGGCGTACGCAGCGATGGGTCCTCCACCGTCGTGGGCAGACGGCACCAAGATCGCCGCCAGGCGTTGGTGGGCTATCAGCAACGCTTGTGGAGACGCGATCAAAGACGCGCCTCGCGAAGACCAGCTGGCGCTGGAGCGTCCGGCAAGTGCTGCGAAGGCGCTTGACCTTCTTCGTCGCGCGGGGCTCGTGTAGTCGTGCTCGACTTCGAGACCGTCATTTTCACCTTCCGCAAGGCGGATGGCGCCGACTACGTGATCCTGCGGGCGCACACCCCAGAGTACAACCTCCCCCGCGATGACCCGCGTCCGCCAGTGCCGATGGCGTCGGTGTACTTCTACTGGACGCGCGCCGAGTTCAAACACGTGGTCGCGGGCAAGCAAGCGATGTCGGTAGACGGCTACCACCTGTGCAAGCACGACGGCGAACAGTGGACCTTCTTCGACTGGGAGATGCCCCAAGCCACGACGGGACGCGCCGACATCCCTTTCCGGGTTGTCTCGATGCCGTATCAGGTACAGAAGATCATCTTGCGACTCGCAAGGTGGCACTTCAAGCACTTGGATCGTGCCCCCAAGGGGACGGAGCACGAGGTCGAGATCCCCAAGCGGACGTGGCGGCGCCTACTCGAACGCTACGGACAAGCCAAGGGTTGCGTGAACGTAGACCCGCACGGCACCGACGCGCTCACGCGAGCCGCTACCGACCAAGGGCTCCGTGACAAGCTGGACCAGCTCAAGCGTATCGCACGCAACACCACGTTCAACGTGTGGGAGTCGGCCGTGGTCAACCTACACCGTGATTCGGCCGGCTACTACTTCGACATTCGCACGCCGAAAGGTATACGAAGCATGAACGGCGGCGTCATCAATCACGGGTCGGATGAGAAGCCGGACTGGTCGATCCACACGTAGGAGGCAACCATGAACTCCCTCAAAGAATCAGTCGCAACCGTTGGTACGCGCACAACGCTTCGAGGCAAAAACCTCGTCTCAGGTCTTGTGGCCGAGTGGAGCACTGACTACGAGGGAAACTATCGCGTCACGCGAGAGGTCTGAAGATGGCGACTCACAAGATAAACATCGACGAGCTAGCCGAGATGTTCAGGCTCATCTCATGGGATAAGCTTGACGACTATAACGTCGATTACTACTTGGAGTCCGCTAGGGGCGTCGAGGGCGAAGATGAGCAGAACAAGGCTCAGGACGAGGCTCGCGATGAACTGTTTCACAAGTGGTACGACGCCGTACTTCATGTGTCGGAGATCCTGTTTGACAGGCACGAGTTGCGTCTGGTGCCGCGCAAGGGCAATCGCCCGTACGAATACGTCGTTTTGCCCAAGACGACGTGGCGCGCGGCAGCCGAGGCGATTCGTAACACTATAAACGGAGTGGGTTACTTCCACTTCAACTCGGTCAAGGAGTTCTGCTTGTCGATTCCAACGAGCGTTCGCGGCGTGGTCATTGGCCATTTGCACTGGATCAAGGACCAGCCGGCTGTCTATGGGGATACGAGCGCCGAGCGCCTGTACGAAAACTACTCGCGCTAGACAAATTTTTGTTGCCTGGTAGACTTTCGCAGTCCTGGAGGACGCAAATGATGAAAACGTACATGTACAAGGTCGGCGGCGCGGTGATCATCGCGGCCGTTTCGCAGCTTACGATCATGCGCGGTCCGGGAATCTTCGAGGCGCAAGCCGGGGTTTCGCTCGACACCATCCTGAATTCCCCGGGGCTTGCGACTCGCAAGCCGAAGAAGAAGGCGAAGAAGACGCCGAAGACCCGGGAGGTCAAGGCGTCGTGCCACAAGTGCGGCCGAGTCTTCTTCCGGCCACAAGGCGTGCATCAGCATATCAAGCACTGCAAGGGCGAGAAGAAAGAGGGGAAGTGACATGTCAAAAGTGAAAACCTCGACCGAGACTGTGAGCGAAACCATCAAGATGGCACTCGGGCGCATCCGTGACGCACGAGAGGCGCTGGCAGATCACCTCTGCGAGACTCTGCGCGAAGTACCCGCCGGTACGGAGCTGAGGGTCGCTGGCCACGTCCTCGTAATCCGCGACAAGCTCAACTGCGAGGTATCGCAGTGGGGCAACGGGGCCTATCCGCGCCGCGTCGAGACCAACCGCACGACGATTGACGGTATGCTCCTCGCGCCAAGCGAGCAAGAGCACCGCGATTGGTGCGGAAGCAACAATCACTACGCCTCCAACGCGCACGGGTTCGGTCGGCGCACCTGCCCTGCCCTGACGCTGCGCGACGTGGTGCGCGCCCTCCCCGAGGTTTTGGCTCGCTGGATCGCCGAGCAAGAGTCGCTGGCGACACAACTGGAGCGAAGTGTTGCTGCCGAGAAGCCACTTATTTCTACGAACCTGAAAAAGGAGTAACGACCCGTGAGCCAGACCAAACACGCACGGTGCGCGTGCTGCAAGCACTACTTCCTCGTGTCCAAGATGGACGTGCAGGAGTGCGATAGCTGCACCTATCGCACCTACCGGTGCCGGAGCGCCAAGTGCGCCGGGGCGGCCGGTACGAGCCGTTCGATCACCATGCACGCCTCGTACTGGCGGGGTCGTGGTGGCGGACAGGGAGGCCACCGCTAGATGCGCCTCATGTACAAGGTCGAGATCTCGGTGTACCTGGAGGAGTCCGAGTACGCCAAGATGGACGAGACAGCCCAGGAGGACTACGAGCAGACCGTGGCCGACATCCTGGAGGACCCGCTACTCAAGCTGGTCGAGTACGCGGCCGAGGCTCTCAAAAAGGAGGTCTCGGCCGAGGTCTCCAAGGCCACGACCTTCCAGGTGCGGCCGTGACCGGGACACTTCGTCTGGTCGCAAAAGGGACGCGCATCATCTACACCCACACCCTCGACATCTTGATGGGAAGCTCGATCTTTCCGTCGCCCATCGACATCTCGTTCGTGCTCACGGGCGAGCTGGCTGTTCTCACGGTGGTGGGGGACTCGCGCGCCGTGGCGCTTCTTCGCGATGGCCTGTCTCGTACCGGTTCAGTACACTACATGGAGATCAGCGGCCCTATGCCTGGCCTGGGAGGGTGAACATGTTTCTCACGCCCGAAAGTCGCATCGAGGATCTCGACAAGCTCCTCACCAAGCACGGTCTCATGATGACGGCAGTTGCGACCGGCAATCTGTGGACGATCTCCCTCGACAGCCGTCAAGACCTCGGCCACTACGTGGGCTCGGGAAACTCGCTCTACGAGGCGCTCAAGCGAGCACTCGACAAGTGCGAGAAAAAGGCAGGCGATTCATTCGCCCCCGAGACAAAGTTCAACGGGGAGCGCCAAGTGCGCCCCGGAAAGAAGTAATCTCATGCGTTTTTTGTTCCTCGCCATTTTCTTGATCGGCTGCGGTGACGACGCCGAGGTGTGCGGCGTGCCGGGTGCTCCGTGCTGCCTATCGGGATGCGAAGCGGACGCCTCGTTGTGCCTGCCCAAGCGGACGTGCGAGGCGCCCGCCCAGTGCCACCTCGAAGCGATGATCGACACGCGGCCCCAGTGGATGTGTTTCACGCCCTAAGCAACGGATCAAACACCAACCAGGAGGACAACATGGCCAAGATTAAGATTCGCCGGCTCTGGGACAACGCGTGCCTCTACTCCTACGAGGCCGCCGACGACGACCCGAATCCGCTGCGCAGCGCCGTCGAGAAAGCGCGCGGGAAGGGCGCGAACCTGTCGGGCGCGGACCTGTGGGGCGCGAACCTGCGGGGCGCGAACCTGTCGGGCGCGGACCTGTCGGGCGCGAACCTGTCGGGCGCGGACCTGTCGGGCGCGGACCTGTCGGGCGCGGACCTGCAGGACGCGAACCTGTCGGGCGCGAACCTGTCGGGCGCGAACCTGTCGGGCGCGAACCTGGAGGGCGCGAACCTGGAGGGCGCGAACCTGTCGGGCGCGGACCTGCAGGACGTGAACCTGTCGGGCGCGGACCTGCAGGACGTGAACCTGTGGGGCGCGAACCTGCGGGGCGCGGACCTGCTGGGCGCGAACCTGCGGGGCGCGAACCTGGAGGGCGCGCACCTGGAGGGCGCGAACCTGGAGGGCGCGCACCTGGAGGGCGCGAACCTGGAGGGCGCGCACCTGGAGGGCGCGAACCTGGAGGGCGCGAACCTGGAGGGCGCGAACCTGGAGGGCGCGAACCTGGAGGGCGTCCGCGAGGATCTGTGGCAGGTGCTCGACCTCGCGCCCGACGAGGCGCCGGCCCTGCTCGCCGCGCTGCACGAAGGAAAAGTCGACGGCTCCGTCTACGACGGCGAGTGCGCCTGCCTAGTCGGCACGCTGTCGAAGGCGCGAGGTTGCGCCACCGTCGATCTCAGCGGGCTGCCGAAGCGGCCAGATCGTCTCGCCGAGCGATGGTTCCTCGCCATCCGCCCGGGCTACACGCCCGCCAACCACGCGATGGCGCGCATCGCCGCCGACTGGATCGAGAAGTGGGCGATGGACCGGTTCGGCGATGACGTTGACTGGGTGTACGGCGAGGCAACATGAGCACGACATTATTTACCTTGGCAGTGCCACCTCGAAGCGATGATCGACACGCGGCCAACAAATTTTTCTTGCCTAGCTTGTGACTCGCAAGTAGTATCAACAACGGATCAGGCACCAACCAGGAGGACGACATGAGCACCAAGGCCGAAATGAAAGCAGTGTTGCAGCGCATCATCGACAGGGGGCGCAAGAACGCCATCTTGGTGATGGAGAAGATCCAGAACGAGGTTCCCCAGGACCGAATCGTCAAGGCGACCGCTCTGAACTTCGAGGCCGACGAGAGCGGCATCTTCTTCCGCGTCCCGGAGTCGGTGGAGCGCGAGCGGCTCCACCGAAACGCCTGGGGCCAGGTGATGGAGCGCGCCGGCATCCCCGGCGAGTACGCCAGGGAGCTGGCGACTCGCAACCAACCGGATGACGCCTGGGGCAACGAGCTGCTCGCCCACAACCTGCGGACGGTGTTCGCGCACCAGAAGACCACCAAGTACCTCACGCGCTCGTACGCGAGCGAGATGCGGGCGCTGCTCTCGAACAAGTTCCGCCGACTCGACTCGCGGCCCATCGTGGACAACATCGCCAAGGCGTGCCAGGCGGTCGGCGCCTTGCCGACGGACGGCATCTTCAACGACACCCGGGTGTCGATCCAGATCCTCCTGCCCACCATCTACGAGCCGATCCCCGGCGAGTTCATGTGCCTGGGGTACTCGTGGCAGAACTCCGACTTCGGCAACGGCGCGCACACGCTCAAGGAGTACATCCTGCGCGTCAAGTGCGCGAACGGCATGACCGGCGAGGAGACGCTTCGCCAGGTCCACCTGGGCGGTCGCCTGGAGGACGAGGAGATCTGGTCGTCAAGGACCTACAAGCTCGACACCGACCGGAGCGCGAGCATGGTTCACGACGCCATCAAGGGGTACCTCTCGCCCCACAAGATCCAGGAGCGCATGAACCTCATCAAGGCGGCGCACGACAAGGAGGTGGAGCCGAAGTCGATGCAGGAATTCCTGAAGAAGCAGCTCGGCGCCGGCAAGGCCAAGGAGGTGATCGATTGCTATAACGGTGCCGACGTGGAGAACCTGCCGCCGGGCAACTCTATGTGGCGCATGGCGAACGCGCTCACCTGGCTGGCCGGCAAGGAGTCGGACGCCGACAAGCGCTTCGACATGATGTCCGTCGCCTACGACGTGACCAAGAAGGCGGCGTAGCGGTACGGCGGCCGAGTGCCGCGCGCTGTCTGTCTTCTTCGCCGCAAGTGGAATCGCCGCACTCCGAGCACAGCGACTCGGAGCAACTCTCGGGCGGTGATGCTCAAGACAGACAGCGCGGGGTGCTCGGCCATCACTGGAGGACGACATGGGCAAGAGACAAAAACTCCCAAAGAGCAAGGTCACCGGTCTGCCCAGGTGGCGTGGGCTTGTGCCTGCCGGGTGCTGGACCGATGTCCCCAAGCACAAGGAAGCGGCGGGGATGCTCGCACGCATCACCACCAAGGTCGAGAGCAAGTAGTGCTGGCCGCCGCGCTCGACGACCTGAGGGTGTTCTCCGTCGGGGACATGATCTTCGCCTCCTGCGGGAATCTCGGCATCAGGTTCGATGCCAGCGCCCCCGAAGGGAAACGCTTTCAGTGTCGGACGCTTTCGAGCCAGGTAGGCACCATGGACTACGAGGCGTACCTCGTCGCCAAGGCACGAAACAGCCGCACTAACCACAAGAAACGTCGCGAAAGAAACCTTGCACAAGGCAAAACGGCCAGGGGGCACACACGCATCAGAATCTTCAAGAACAAGGCAAAAAAGAGTTGCAAGCCGCAAGTCTCTCAGGTACACCCGTGAGTGGAGGACGACGAGATGAAAACTGCCAGGGCACCCAAGGGTGCCGCCGTGTCTGATGTCGCCAAGAGGTACGTGAAGCTCACCCGCTCCTACTACAAGCGGAGCGACACCACCCCGCTCGCCGCCTTTTTCCGCGCCGGCAAGGAGCTGGGCGTCCCTGTCACCGTGCAGGGCAAGACCGAAGCGGAGTGGAAGGCCCTCGCGAAGAAGGACATGGAGACGGTGTTCGACAAGCTGGACGAGATCATCAAGGTGCAGGCCGGATCGGAGAGGTTCCGCTTCGACTGGATCGATGTGGGCAAGCTGGCGCTTCTGCCGAGCTAGCCCGATTGCGAACCGCAACCAACGGAGGACGTGACATGGATTCAAACTACGACACCATCAAGCTCGACGAGCTGACCCCTGGCGAGGAGGTCGGCTTCAAGAACCCGCGCGAGAAGCTGGAGGACATCAAGAACCTCGCCGACGACATCGAGGCGCGGGGGCTTCTGAACCCGCTCCAGGTGTGGAAGACGCAGAAGGACGGCGAGGAGATCATGGTGCTCGTGGGCGGCTTCCGCCGCGAGGCCGCGATCACCCTGCTCATCGAGGAAGGCCGCGCCAACGGCTTCTCCCAGGGCGTGCCGTGCCACTTCGTCTCCGGCGACACGCTCAAGGACGCGCGCTACAACGCCCTCGCCGACAACATCCTGCGCGACGCGCTCTCCTCGTACGAGATCGCGGTGCAGTGCGCCGAGCTGAAGCTCATGGGCGACAACCAGAAGACCATCGCCAAGGCGCTCCACAAGTCGGAGACCTGGGTGTCGCGCAAGCTCGACGCCCTGGAGAAGTGCGGCCCGGCGCTCAAGAAGGCGTGGAAGTCGGGCAAGCTCGCCGATGACACGGTGGAAACCCTGGCCAAGACCGCCAAGTGGGTCGAGGGCGAGGACGACAAGCCCGGCAAGTACGACTTCGACACGCAGGAGGAGGGCGTCGACGAGGCGCTCAAGGCGATCGCTTCGGGCGGCCGGTCGGGCAAGTCGAAGGCACGCAAGGCCGCCAAGGCGAAGGCGGGCAAGTCGGACCGCCCGGGGACGAAGATCCTGAAGGCCATGGTCCAGATCGTCGACGAGACCGACGAGAAGGAGGTCAAGCGCACCGACTACGTGCAGGGCGTGTTCGACACCCTGCGCTTCGCCCAGGGCTCCATCGCGCTCGGCCGCATGGGCTCGGACTGGAAGGACTTCGTGAAGGCGGCCGAGGCCAACGCCAAGGAGAAGGCGAAGGAGGCGGCGGCCAAGGCGAAGGAGTGGGCGGCCGGCGAGGGCGGCAAGAAGGGCAAGAAGGGCAAGAAGGCCGCCGAGTAGGCGTGGCCCACGCGAGCGGAGCGAGCGCAGGCTATGCTCACGCGAGCACAACACCCGTACTGTGATCGTCCAAGGGGGTCGGCGCACAAGTGCCGGCCCCCTTTGGCGTTCTGGGCATCTGGAGGACGACGATGAAGAAAAAAATGGAAGCACGGCTGCTCGACAAGGCAGCCACAATCCTGTCGGCAACCGGCTGGTGCCGAAACGTCGGGACTGACGGGAAAGGGCGTCACTGCGTCTCGTTCGTAATTCGCATGGCGTGCGACGAGTCTCCCGATCAAGCCAGCAAGATCGGATCGCGCACCGGCAGGTGCTTGCTGATCACCGACGCCGTGGTGGTCACGGATATGGGTGGAAACGGTGCCGGCCTCGACACCGTCGAGTGGAACGACACGGTGTGTCGGTCCGCTGGACAGGCCCAGCGCATGCTCCTGGAGGCGGCGTCGCTGGCGCTGAACGGGGCATGAAAATCAACCTGCCCAAGCGGAGGACGTTCGAAGACCCTCTCTTCGGGGCCTACAACATCGCGCCTGAACCGACGGTGGAACCGGGTTCTGCCCACGGTCGCGCCGTGAACAGCGGCGCCTTGGACGCGGCCAAGGCCCTCTACGACCTCATGGAGCGCTCGCCGGGCTCCAAAGTGAGCAAAGCCAAAGAAGCCAAGGCCCAGCAACGGCTCGACGAGCTGTTCAACACGCGCCGCTGGGGCCGGTTCGCAAACAAGCACAAGCTCAGGTTGCCGTGAGCGAAGCGAGCTACTCCGACCTCGCCGCCGACAATTACTTGCGAGCCGCAATCAAGAAGGTCGGCAAGCAGGGCAAGCGCCTGTGCCAGGGCGCCTGCGGCACCTACGACGGCTGCACCAAGACCGCCGGCAAGATGGCCAAGACGCCGAAGGTGTGCCCGGTGTGTGCGTGCCTGCTCTCCGAGAAGGAATCCACCGCCGTGCTCACGAGCGAGTTCCTTCTCGAAGAGATGGTCGCCGAGGCGCTCGGCGTAGACCTCGACTGGGTGATCTCGTACCTGCAAGGCTTCGACGGCGACGAGGCGTGCGCGAACGGCAACACGGCAGCATTTCGGCTGGGCAAGAAACTGTGGAAGGATCTAGGAGAGGAGACACAAACATGAGCGTGATTTGCTACGCCAACGGCGGCGACGTGGTTTGCCCGCACTGCATCACCGACACCGAGCAGGAAGACGAGAACGGTTTCGTTCCCAAGCCGTCGCGGCCGGCGCCAAGGCTGGCTGTCCCAACTACAAGGAGAAGAAGTGATGCCTGATCCGACCACCAAGATCCCACCCGCGTGCGAAGACTGCGGCGGGTACCACACCGAAGAGGAGCACGAGGCGTTCCACGCCGCGCAGACCGAGCTTCGCAAGCAGATGACGGCCATCATCGAGGAACACGGCCCGTTTTTCGATGAGCTGGTCGCCCGCTTGTCGCTCGCAACCGGCGACGTGTTCGAGCGTACGGTCATCGTGGCCTTCCTCGCCCACTACCTCATGACCCAGCTCGACGTGCCCGAGGATACCTTCAACCGCTGCCTCGACGCCCTCATCGACGCCTCGGAGGAGAACCCGTGGATGAAGCTGATCGCGGGTAAGAAGATCGCGGATGCGTGAGCGTGTAAAGAAGGCTGCCGAACACGATCTGCTGGCGTGCTTTTACTGCGAACAACTACTGGATGCGAAAACGCGTTCCTAGAAAGGCCCGTACTGTGCTGCAATCCTTTCGGAAGGACGAGGTGTAGCGATGATCGTGTACAAGTACGGCGCGCGGCTCATGGATCACGAGCGTGATGTCGAGGACCAGTTGTGGCGGGCGCACCGCTACTACAACCTCCTCGTGGAGATGGCGCGCGCTCGCTTCGGTGCCGTCTCTAACACTCTCGATGAGCACAGCGTCGACGAACGGGCCACGGCGCTCAGTCTCCCGCCCGACGCGCCTCATGCCGACAAAGACGCCGCCTGGAAGATGGTTCGTGAAGCGCGAAAGCGCGCCGCAGCGGGACCGGCGAAGAGTGTGCTCATGACCATCAACGAACGCTACCGAGACATCATCCGGCGAGCGCGTGCCGTGTGTGGTGTGTACTGGGGAACGTACCTCCAAGTCGAAAAGGCGGCTGAGCAGGCGAGCCGGAGCCCGCGTCCGTCCTTTCGTCGCTGGGACCGCAGCGGCCTGATCGCCGTCCAGCTCCAGAACGGGGCCTCCGTAACGGAGTTGCTCGGAGAAGACACGCGCGTACGCCTCGCGGTCAGCGACAAGAAGTATGGCGGTGGCGCAGGTCGCTGTTTGGCCGACGCCCTCCTGCGTATCGGGTCTGAAGGCCGCGAACCCATCTTCGCGCGCTTCCAGATCCGCTACCACCGGCCGATCGCCGAGGGCGCGGTAGTGAAGTGGGTGGTGGCGAAGCGTGTGCCCGTTGGTCCACTCGTGCGCTGGACCGTGCAGTTTGTGTGCGAGACCCCAGCGGATCGGGGACTGGATCGGGCGTCAACTGGATCGCGCGACCGTGCCGGCCTCGACGTGGGCTGGCGCAGGCTTCCCGACGGCGGCGTACGCCTCGCCTACCTCGTCGACTCGGCGGGACGACAGGAGGAGGTGCGGCTCGATCCGCGCGTCGAAACGCTCTACACCCGCGCCGCTGGGCTCGACGGCGAAGCCGATGACCTCCAGAACGCGCTGCGCGCCGATCACCCCGAGATAGCGTGGCCTCGCAAGCGAGAGCGCCTCCTTTCGCTGGTTGCAAGACTCAAGACGGAGGGCACTGCCCCTGCCGCCGCGCTCATGTGGCGCTCGGCGGTGCGCCAGGCGGCCGAGCACCGAAGGCGCGCACAGCACATCCGTCAGGAGCAATTCCGGCAACTCGCCGCAACCTGGACACGGCGCTACGAGGTGATCGCCGTCGAGGATGACAGCGGCCTGACGACGTTCGGAGAGAAGCGCGACGGCGAGGCGCCGTCTCGTCACCACGAGCGCATCCTCCAGCGCTGGGCCGCGCCCGGCGAGCTGGTGTCCACGCTGCGCCAGGCCACGCACGGCTGTATCGTGCTCGACGCCCCCGCCGCCGACACCACACTGCGCTGCTGCCAGTGCGGGCATGTAAACGACTGGAAGGACGATGAGCGCCGCCAGCTCATGCTCACCTGCCAGAGCTGCGGCGTCGCGACCGACCAGGACGAACAGGCAGGCACGAACTTGCTAGCGAGCGCGAGCGCGCACGTGCTGGACCCGGACGCCGGTAATGGATCCGCAGGCTTATCGGCGCGGCAGGAGCGGATGCGCGATGGCGCTCGCAAGCGCCGCATTAACTCCGCACCCGCCAAGGCGAATCAGGATGCGCCGTGACAACCCCCGCGGAACGGGGAAGAAGTTCCGACTCGGTCGGTAGCACGCCCACGCGAGCAAGGGTTCGCAGGTGACAACCCCCGCGGAACGGGGAAGAAGTTCCGACGACGGAAACCATCCATCAATGATGACGGACAGTCCTGTGACAACCCCAGCGGAACGGGGAATAAGTTCCGACCTGATCTTGAAGTGCCAGATCTACATCAACGACAACCGGGTGACAACCCCCGCGGAACGGGGAAGAAGTTCCGACCGTCAAGCTGTAGAGGTGACTCGTGGCAGGCAGCGGATGACAACCCCCGCGGAACGGGGAAGAGGTTCCGACAGCCGTGGCAAACATCGGCGCCGTGACAACCCCCGCGGAACGGGGAAGAAGTTCCGACTACGTGGACCGGAAGCGCATGAGGCTGCTTGGCCGCGTGACAACCACCGCGGAACGGGGAAGAAGTTCCGACACGCAGACGGGAGGATTCGCATGCGTCCCAACAAGCAGGTGACAACCCCAGCGGAACGGGGAAGAAGTTCCGACATCATCGAGCGCATAGCCCGGGGCGAGGATGTTGACCCCAGCGGAAAGGGACGAAACCGACCGATCAAGGCGCCCTACCGGTGACCTGTGATATCCTCTGGCTATCCGGTAGCGAGGGTTCTCTCATGAAATGGGTCTTGTCCTTGTGCCTGTTCGTCGGCGTGCTCATGGTCTGGACGGCGCTTGCCTTCGCTGACGGCGGCAGCTCTATCGAACCGCCCAACACGATGACGGTGGTGATCGGCTCGGTCCTCAGGGTGGAGGACGGCGTAGCGCTCGCAGAAGAGAAGGCGCGCGTGCTCATCAAGCTGGGCAAGGCGCCGCACTCGGCCGAGAAGAAGCACGAGATCGCCACCGACTACGCCATGGACCGCGTGGACAGAGCTGGCATCCGGCAGAACTGGCCGAGGGAGGTTGTGAGTCACAAGACGGACGCCAAGGTGAACAAGAAGCGAGAGAACCACGTAACGCCTCGTCCTCCTACCCTACCGCCGGCTCCGTAGCATGCCCAATTCGCGCAAGTGCACCTTTCTCGTTCGCGGTCGTCAGTGCACCCGCGTCGGTGAAGGCAACCCACCGCTCTGCGAGGAGCACGAGGCTGAGGTCTATGGCGATGAGGAGGATGAGGTCTCCGAGGGCGCCGAGATCGTCGACGAGTTCCTCGACGACGTGTTCGATAACCCCAGGGTCCAAGGCGCGCTTGGTCGCGTTGTGGGCTTCGTAGACGGCTTCGCCCACCTCGTGGACCGGGTATCGACGCCCAAGGCCCCTGGCGAGCGCAGGGAGGCCGTGAAAGAGGCCTGGGACCGTACCAGGGCCGCCGCCGAGAAGGCGAACGCCGCTCGAAAGGGTGTCCCGCCCAAGCGGCCCCAGGTACCTCCTGGGCCGCCTCCGCCTCGCCGGGTGCCCGTGGAGGACCCCATGGTGGTCCTGGGCTTCGAACCGGCCACCAAGCTCACCGTGGAGCTGGTCAAGGCACGCTACAAACAGCTCGCCCAGATCTACCACTCGGACAAGGGCGGCTCCACAGAGTCGATGAAGCGCTTGAATGCCGCCCGCGACGTGCTGCTTGCAAGGTGCAAGCCGAAGGCCTAAACTGGGCTTCTCCCCGGTAGAAGCGAACGTGCGTGTCGGTTTCTGGCGCCAAGAAGTTCTACGATCAGCATCGTGTCGAGCTTGACCGCTATCGTGGCGGCATGCCAGTCGGCTTTTTTGCGGCCATTGCCGACCACGAATCCTCTGGTCGCATGGTCACTGGTGATCCTCGTCTAGGAGAGGCTGGTTACTACCAAATTACAGAAAGCTTCCCGCGCACCGTAGGCGTAAACCCCGAGGTCCGCAAGGACCCAGAGGGCAACATCTTTCTCGCCGGCCTGGAGTACAACATCGAGGCAGCCAGAATTGCGGTTCGCTATCCGGTCATTGTGCCTGGCTCACCCGAGCAGTGGAAGATGGCGCGGCTCGTATTCGCGCTCGGCATCGGCGCCGTCACCAAGCTGGTAGCACTCGTCGGCTCGGCGCACTTTCCAACCCTGCTTGCGTACGTAAAGGCACACCCGAACGTCACCGTGTCCGGTTATCCTGCTGGCAAAGTCCTGGCTCGCACTACCTCTGTGGAAACCTTGTGGAATGAAGGCGCTCAGATCGCCTTCCCAACCGTAGGGGTGCCGGTCATGGTACCGGCCCCAGCCGGCATCACCTACGCGCTCCCCAAGGGCGTGGTGCTGCCGCGCTCGCCAGGCTTCGGATTCGGCCTCATCGCCGCAGCCGGCCTGGCGCTCCTCATCTGGAGGTAGCTATGGGTCCGATTCCGACGAAGACTCCGATTCAGCCAGGCACGACCGGCCCCGATCTGTACACCGGTATCGCCACCAACATCTACACGGTGTTCACCACGCCAGGACAGACCGATCTGCTCCTGTCCTTGCCCAACTGGTCGCTCATCACCTTGCGACTCGAAAGCCCGGGGCCGGTCTCTGTCGGCAACCAGGAAGAGCTGATGCCAGTGGGCAGCGGCAAGGGCCGCCTCCTGCCGGCGGACGAAGATGTGAAGATCGTCATGGTGCCGCTCACGCGTCTCTACATCGCATCCGACTCGCTTCAGCGGGTGTCGGTCCAGGTCGAGCCGTACCCGTGGCTCCTGGAGATCCTAAACGGGGTGAGGGCCGTGGCGCCGACAATCTCCTCCATGCTTGCTCGTGTTTTGGGGCGGAGGTGACCCATGGGTATCAACCCGAACAACGGTGATTCAATCAGCCAGGCCATCCAGCGCGGCGACGATGTGTATCGCCTCACGGGCGACATCGACGACGTGCGCTTCCCTGCGCTCTTCGAATTGCCGAGCGGTGTGGCCGGCATCATGGTCGGCGGCATGTCCGACCTGGATCTGTTCAGTGTGAGCTGGCCTACGCCTGTTGTCTCCACGCTGGAGCTGAACAGCGCCCAGCTCGCGCCTTGGGCGCCCATCACCTTCCGACTGCCGCCGCCGAACGGCCAGCCTACGCGCCTCATCATCCAAGGCGGCAGGCCGATCGACACCACCGCTCTTCTGGGCGCCCCTGCCGACCCTGCGCCGTTCGTCGACATCTGGTTTGCGCTCAAGCCACATGTGACAAGAGCGACTCGGCGCGTGCCGAAGTTCGCCCAGGACAATATCGGCGTACCGGCCGGCGAAAGCCTCATCGCCTTCATCTACTGCTACGGGCGCAAGACGCTGTTCGTCAACGTGGCGAACCCAGGGGCGGCGGCGATCGGCGTGCGCGTGGTTGGCCGTTCGCTCAACATCGCAGGCGGATCTGGGCCGAAGGATACCGACCTGACCCCGGGTGTGGTCGCAGTAGCGGCGGCCAGCTCCTTCGTGTTCAACCGCCCGTTCGACGACAGCTTCGACGTACTGCTCCTGTTTCTCACCGGGCCGAGTGCACCGCCCGGCGTGTTCTACCGCATGGAAGTCCGGGACGAGGGATAACCGTGCTGCATAATCAACACCGCACCACCAATCTGGAGGGCAATCATGTCCGAAAACCTGTCGTACGAGGAACGCAAGGCATCCAAGAAGACCCGCGAGCAGATCCTCTCGCGGACGCTCGCTTTCCACATGTCCGAGACCACCTGGCTCGACGGTGCACCCACCACCTACCGGCCGCCGGACAGGACCGCCTTGCGCCTCGCAACCGCAGTGCTGATCCTCCTCGTCCTCGTACTTACGGCAGCCTTCGCTGCGACCAAGGTGCACCATGACGTTCGTCAGCCCGGTTCCGAGACCGAGTTTCGTGGCGAGCGGGTGGGGGGACCCTCGCCCGTATCGTGGCGAAGGTGAGAAACACGAAGGTCTAGACTTTCGCGCCAGCGTCGGCACACCTATTTTCGCCGTCGGCGATGGCAAGGTCGTCACCTCGAAGAATGCCCTGCCCGATCCGGCGGGCGACATCATCGCGATCCAACACGATAACGGCATCTTGTCGCGCTACCTCCACCTGTCGGTTCGCCAGGTGAAGGTAGGGGACATCGTGCGCGCCGGCCAGCAGATCGCCGAGTCTGGCGCCTCGGGTATCAAGCAGTCAGCAGCGCACCTGCACTTCGACCTCAAGATCAAGCCCGACAGGCTCTCCGAGTACACCGGCCGCTTCGGCATTCCGGTCGGCGGCTTCCCGTCGAAGCAGTTCGGCTTCATCCCTATCCCGGCCGAACCACTCGTGCCTGTTGACCAGTGGCGGCCTGGTGTGCGTGAGCGCGCCGTACAGAACAACATCCCCATCTTCACAGAAACTGGCATCGGCGTCGTAGGCTACGCCCTCATCCTGGGCGGGCTCTACTACGTCTTGAAAGGATGAAATCATGGATATCAGTCTATACAAAAAAGAGGTACGCGGTTCAGGAGCCGCGTTCATCGCGCTCGGAGAGCTGCTAGCCCACCTCGGCGCAAACGGGGGCCATGAAATCAGCCTGTCTGAACAAGACAGCTACGCCATCATTCACATCGAAGAGTTTCTTCCTGTATACGCGGTTGCGAACGACAGGCACGCGCTTAAGCGTGCGCAAGAACAGGGTGTCGGATACGAAGACGACTTTCTGTTCGAGGACCAAAACCGGTTTTACTGGTTCTTCACAGAACCTGGCAGCGGCCCTGACGCCTACGGGCCTGTGTAAATAAAGGAGATCACCATGCCCCACACGGTCACCACGGTCACGGACATCCATGGCGGAGGCGGTTGCGGGGAGGCGGAGGCCCCTGGTACGGCGGCGGTCCCTGGTACAACTACCCGTCGCCCGACGTGTTCGTGGTCGCCGACCCGTGCACCGGCTTCGACCCGGTGCTCGCCTCGGACGGCCGCACCTACGACAACCCGTGCCTCGCCCGTCGGGCCGGCGCCAGCGTCGTGAGGCGCATGGCGTTGGGAGCCAACTACTCCGGGAGCGGTGGATCCAGCACCGGCATGGAAGCCGACATCAAGAAATTCGTCAGGTCGCCGCTCGGCAAGGTGGCCTTGGTCCTGGGCGGCATCTTGGCCTACCGAGCGCTCACCAAGAAGCGGTAGGATCGGCCTTCAGAGAGCTGCTTGCCTTCAGAGAGCTGCTTGCCTTCAGAGAGGAATTGCGATGCGCAAGAACAAGTGCGTGAACCCCAAGATCGGTGAGCACCCGGACTTGTTCGAGCGCGACGAAGAGGGCAAGCCCAAGATGACGGCGGTGCGGTCGGGACCCCTGGTCGTGGGCGGTGCCTACGTGGAGGGGATGAGCAGAGCACAAGTTCGGGCTCTGCCTCGCGACGCCTTCAACGAGGAGGAGTGGAACTCTCTCGACGCCGACGACCAGGAATGCATCCTGGAAAACGACCCAGAAAGCCTGGCCCGAGTGAAGGAGCTGGTCGACGCTTTTGTCGAGCGCGAGAAGCGGTTGCTCGAACCGGACGAAATCACCAAACAGCAGTGGATCGAGAGTGGCTCCGATTACTTCGCCCAATGGCTCGGCGAACAAGACGAGATCATCGATCACCGAGGCATCCAAGAAGAAGTCGAGCAGCTCACCGACAAGCTCATGCCCGAGGGTGGCGAGTCGCCGTCTCCAGACGAGGTTCGAGGCGCCATCAACGAAGCGCTTCGCGATGCCGACAACTACGATTTCCACATTAGCGGCAACGAATACAGCCGCGAGGGGATCTTCAGGGAAAGCGTCTCCGACCACGGCGGCATCTACTTCGACAAAAGGGACCTGGCGAACCTTACCGATCCTATGTTCGCGGACGAGATCGAAGAAGCGGTCAAGCAGATCAACAATAATACGTACCTCCGCATCAAATTCGACGACCTGTTCCCCAAGTACGAGTTTCAAATCGACTACGGAGACATCGGCTACTACTTCGTGGCCGATGTGAACTGGGACAAGGTGGAGGCGGCGGCGCGTGAAACCCTCGGCGAGGAACTCATCGAGGAGGCTGCGACACCGCCGGAGGAGCGAATCGTCTACCGCTTCAAGGACGGCTTCTACGTGGTCGATCTACTTTCGTCGGAGCTGAAGGCCGAGGGCTCGGCGCTCGGCATCTGCGTCGGCGACACGCAGTACGGCTACGCGGGCGCGGTCAAGCGAGGCGATACCAAGATCTTCTCCCTGCGCCGGCCGTCTGGCAAGCCGCTCTTCACCATCGAAGCGCAGATGCACAACCAAGACGTAGAGCGTGTTCGCCAGATAAAGGGCAAGGGCGACCGACTGCCAGGCTGGGACCGAGACAAGGTTAAGGTTGGCGGATACGACGCCATGAAAAAAGACGAGGTGCTCAAGGCGCTTGAGTTTCTCGCCTTCCTGGAAGTCGACCCGTGGGAAGTTGGTGACATTCGCCCGGCTCTCGAAGCGACGTACGCAGCGAAGCGCCTGAAGACACCCGATCAAGTCAAGCAGGACAAGATGCTGGAGGAGATCTTCGGCGCTGCCGGCGGTGAGCGCGAAAACCCAAGGCGCCGCCGCAACAGCGACAACGACCGGCCGCTCGGCTTTGACTCGCCCTGGACACCCTAACTTGCCGGCGGCGTGAATTCCTTCCAAGTTGACGGCGCGTCCCAACGCAGGCCGCTCTTCTGGTCCAAAGCGCCAGCGCAGTACGCACTGCACGCGATACGACCCTTGGTGTTTTTGTGCCACGTAGGCCGGGCAAGAGGTAGCCCACGCGCCGAACGCGTTGCTGGCTCGGTTCTGCCGCAGTTCTCGCAGCACATGCTAGTTATCCTTGCGGCTACCCGACCAGCGCACGAGCTTCTTCCCCGGTCTCACATCGACATGGACGAAATTCGGATATTGCCCTAGCCCGTGCACCATCGGCAACATGCCCTCCTCACACAGCGTGAGAATCTGTCTGTGGAGCACCGTCGCCGGCACGCCCACCACGGTGATGTCGGCCGCACGACCGGCCATGTGCTGGCTGGCCTTGGCGCCGCCGATGGCGGTGTTGTAGGAGGGGTCACGGTAGCCGGAGCCGACCTTGATGCTCTTGCCGCCCAGGGCCTCCCTGATGACCTCCAGGGCCTCGCACAGGGGCCGTAGACGGCTTTCGACCCATCCGGGCGGGTAAGGGGCGGCCTTGGGGAAGCCGGCGTCTGGGCGAGCCTTACGAGCGAACTCGTCTACGGCGAAGTGCAGGGTGACTTTCGGCACAGGCTTGCCTCCTAGCGAAGTACGGCGGCCCCGAGGAGCGCCGCCCCCAGGAGCAAAAAAAGGCCGAGCGACCCCCCTCCTAGCGGCGTCTTGCGAAGCAAAATCGGGATGACCCACGAGCCGATGGGCTTGCCGGGGCGGCCCTCGACGAGCTGCATGTGGCTCTCGTTGGCCACGATGTAGAGGGTCTTGGCGTCCTTGGCCGCCTGGGAGAAGTCGTCGTAGACGGGCGGCACGCCGGCCCACTTCACGGTCGAGAACAGCGTGGGCAGGATCTTCTCCGAGTTGGTCCTGGGCGCCCCGCTCTTGGTGACGAGCAGGGTCATGGTGTGTCCGGCCTGGTTTCCCCAATCACGGAAGGCGGCTGCGAAGCCGTACAAGGCGTCGAGCAAGGTGATATGGACGAGCCTTGGCTCGGGGAGCCACTTGTTGAGCGTCTCGAACGCGGCCGAGTGGCCGATCGCAACCACTGGGTCGCCGGGGCGGACACCTGTCATCATCGCCACCGTGTCGAGGAGTGACGATAGACTAGCCCACTTCACCGAGTCCCCGCTCGACTTGGGTGCCTCGGGGGCGATGAACAGGGCCTTGACCCCACTCACGTAGAACTGCTCGGGCAGCCGGTGCTTCTTCCAGGCCGTGAGCACGGTGTCGAAGTAGCCATGAACGTAGAGGACCGATCCATCCGAGCTGGAGTAGCCCTCGGGCTGGAACACCATCACGGTGCCGTGCGCGGTGTCGAGCTGCCACTCGGCACCAATGGAGCGGCCTTGAGCGTCGAGCACTTTTCGCTTCTCCGTGGCCATGGCCTGATTATACTGCGCGTCCCATGTGGACTGTACTGGTAATTGCGGGGGTTACCCTGCCTCTGATTGCGGCGGCGTGCTGGCTCATTGCCAACGTCGACGACAACGGCAACTGGGTCCCGAAAAGCAGACGAGGCGGCCCGACAGACGTGGTGGGAGCTTTCGCCCTGTTTCCACCTCGGTCTGCCGGCGCCGCCTCGCTTTCGCCGGGCTCGCCCCGGCCCGGTATGGTCCCAGGTGTCGGGCGGCCGGAAGAGCCGTTCCCGTTCCAGCTCAGGGTCTACGCTACGGCATTGGGCCTCAGCCCTGTCACAGAGCTGCCACTCGCCCACCGTCGGCCGGAGGGTGCACGCAAACAGCACCCACGGGGCCAAGACGGTAACCAGCACGAGCAGCAGCCACCACATGAGGCCCTATCATAAGGCGCTCGGTCTACTTTGCCAAGCGGTCTCGGTAGGCGGCGCGGTCAACATCCTCGGCCTGCTGAATGAACTCCTCGACCTGATCGAGCAGCGCCCTTGCCGCCTTGAGGTGTTGCTTCTGGAGCCACGGTGTCTGGGCGACGCCGCCCTCCTTGTCGAACTCTTTCTTCAGGGAGTAAGTATAATTCCTTCTCCCATTTCGCAGACGCGCTGTGATAGTCGCAACCACGCCATCCACCGACCGGAACTCCTTGATGATCTCGAAGTTATCTTCGGACATGATTGCTCCTGGTTAACCGGCAAGCTTGCGGATGCCGCCAGACGTGACGCGGAAGTGCTCCCACCCGTCTTCGCCACGAACCTTGACGGCGAAGTCCTCGCCGACCGGAGGTCCGTACCCGGCGACGAACACCTGCATCGCGCCGCGCCCAGAGAAGGCTTGCACCGTCCGCTGCGTCCCGTCTGCGAGGCGACGTATCAAGTAGGTTTGCTTGGCAGGCATGGGTCCCTCCGGCTCGTAGTCTAAAGGCTTCCACTTGTGCTTCGCAAGTCCGCTTTCGCATTGACCAAACCCTGGGCACTTGCTACTCTTTTCCTAGCGCCTCCCGGAAGTCGTCCTCCACACGCCTAACCCGGCCATCGCGCTCAAGACCCCCGGCCTTCTGATCCAAGGCGCGGGGGTCGCCTTTTTCGGGGTTCGACTTATTTGACAAGCAACAAAAAATTGTTTACCTCATAAGCATGGACTTCGAGGGTTTCCTCAAAGAAAACGAGATCGACGCCGAGACCGCCGCCAAGGCTCTCGGCAAGACCAAGGCGTACGTTCACATGCTCGTGGCCAAGAGCTGCACCCCGAGCCTGCACCTGGCGGCGGTGATCGAGGTATGGACCGACGGCAAGGTTTCCCTTCAGTCGTGGCCGGACTGGAAGGTGGTGAAGAAGAAGATCAAGCCGTGGAAGACGGCGGCGTGACATGCTGAAACTTCACGGCGTAGTCGAGTACCGCTTCATCGCCCCCGGAGATACGCAAGAGGGGGATCTTGTAATCAAAGACGAGAAGAAAATGGAGGTTATTGCAAAATACCTTCAAGAATCGGCTGCCAGCTACAAGCGCGCCGGTTACGCCCAAGAGGTCATCGAACTTACAGAGGGTCGCACACGCACCACTGAACGCACGGTGCTCGTGCGGAGGCCGGTCAAGTGATCGTCACCATCGACCCGGGCGTGCGGTTCACGGGGGTAGCGGTGTGGGACCACCACCAGAACCGCTACTACCTGCGTCGCGCCCATCTCGTCAAGAACACCGAGAAGAACTTGGCCCAGTCGGTGGTCGATGTTTCTTGCGCGGCGTTCATAGGCGGCTACGAGTACGCGGCCGTGGTCATAGAACTACCGCAGGTGTACGGCGTCGACAAGTCCAAAGGCGACCCGAACGACCTCATCGCGGTGGCGGCGGTGGCCGGGGCCATCATGGAGCGCTACGCCTCCTTGGCTCCGGTGAAGGAAAAGCTGTTCATCCTGCCCGCCGAGTGGAAGGGCCAGGTCAAGAAGATCGTGACCAAGAACCGCTGCCTGGCGGATCTGAAGCCGAGGGAGATGGACAACGTGATGCTGGTGCAGAGCGCCAAGCAGAACGAGAACATCTTCGACGCCATCGGCATCGGGCTATGGTACCTGCACCGTCATAAATTGCGAAGCGCAAGCCCGGAGCGGTCGATGGATCGGCTGTCCGACAAGCACGTGAACTAAGGCACGTGCTTCCAGGTTTTACGAAGTAAAACGCTACTGATTACGGCGCGGCTGACTCTGTAACGGGCCGCTAATTCAGCACCGGAACAACTTGATGTGCGAATCGCAATAACGTGCCTAATTGACGGCAACCCACTTGGTTTTCTCCTTGCCGTCTGATCCTTTTACCTTCTCAGGACGCGACGGCAACATGTTGCCCTTGTCGTCGTACACCGCTTTGGTTCCCTTCCACCAATTTTTCATCATGACGGCGCCAGCCTCGATGGGCACATCTGGGCACCAGTAGTTGCCGCGTTCCTCCATGACTTCCTTCAAGCGCTTGGCAGCGCCGGAGGCGAGTTCGGGCCGCGCCTTGTCGTACGGGGCCTCCAGGATGATCTCGTCATGAAGGAAGATTACCGGACGACAGCCAGCCAATGGGCTCGGTGTGCCGTCGGGCTTGACCCCGAGGTGGCACTCGCGCGTCACGTGGCAGAGCGCGTCCTTGGCGAGGTCGGCGGCGCGGCCCTGAAAGTAGGTGTTGGCCGCTTTCGTGTAGCTCAGTCCGCCACGCACGCGCTCAGATAGAAGCTGAATAACCGTCCCTTCTCCACGCGACGTAATAGCAGTGATGTGGCGGAAGTAAGGCGGCATCTCCGGCCACTTCTTGAGCCAGTCCTTCTGAAGCTCCTTGCCGCGCTTGGTGTCGATGTTCACACCGTAACCGCGTGCATACGCCGCAAACGCGGTTCCCCCCATGCCCCCGGGGAAGCCGAAGTTGGCGGGTTTGGAGAGCTGGCGCATGTCCTCGGCAGCCTTGTCTCCGTCCTTGATCAACCTATCGAACTCCTCGTAGGACAAACCCATGAGTTCGGCGCCGAAGGACGCGTGCAGATCCTCACCGCGCTTGATGGCCTCGGCCATTTCGCTCTGGCCCACGATTTCTAAGCAGCACTGAGCCAGCGTACGAAGCTCTAGCGTCGAGTAGTCCGCACCCACATAGGCGAAGCCCGGCCTGGCTTCGAATGTCTCCCTGACTCCGCCCTTGCGAGGCGGGTTATGTAGATTGGGCTTCTCGCACGAGGTTCGACCGGTCTCGACGAGCGCGTTGAAGCCCGGGTTGATGGGCGAGTCGACACCGGCCAAGACGATGGGCACGAACGCGGTCAAGGCGTGCTCGGCCTCACCTACGTTGTCGAGCACGGTGACGCGCGCCTCGGGCGGCCACTCTGGAAGCGGCAAGTCACTCTTCTCCAGCGCCTCGAATTCGTCTTCGTGCATGACGATCTCGGCGAGGGTGTCGGCGTCGGTCGAGCCGTCCCCACCGGCCGTGAGTGGGACTTGGACACCGCGCGACGTGTAGCACTGAGCGATGGCCTCGCGGATGGCAGCCATGTTCTTGGTGCCGTCGCCACGCACCATCCCCCACACCTTGAGCTTCTTCCAAGCAGCGTCGACGAGGCCCTTATACTTGTCCCGGAGCTTGTAAGCGGCTTCTTTGTTGGTCCTCAGCCCCCAGGCGCTCATCAGATGGAGCGCCCAGGCGGCGCACGTCTGCGGTAGCTCGTTGGGGAAAAACGGCACGGTCTCAGCCGCGTCGTACTCCATCGCCTTGTCCTGGGAGACGTGCACAAGGCGCGTCCACCGGGAGTCGTCCATCGCGTAGACTTTGGCGGCCTCGGGGTACTCCGAGACCGGCACGCCGTCCAGCTCGGCGAAGCGCAGGCGGAAGGTGTTGGCCTTATCCAAGACCACGCCGTGGTGACGCCACACGAGGTTGTCGAGGCCGTATCTGGACTTCTGCCGGCCAGGCTCGCCGGCATCGGCCTTGCGCTGGTCGAAGTGAAACTTGTGCTCGCCGTTCGCGATGTCGATGAGCTTCTGCCTGATGCGCGTGTCGCGAATGCGACCGGTCTGGTAGGCGTCGAACACGAGTGGCAAAAGGCGCGGCCTTCGAGCCACACACACCGCGAGGTCGAACGGGCCGTTGTGCGTGGTCAAGACGGTGTTCGGATCGCGCAGACGCTCTTCTAGCCAGTCAAGACCATCCTCACGTGCGTAGAGTAGAGAGGCTTTCCCGTCGTCGTAGCTGAGACATACGAGCTTGGGGATTAGGAGACCCTGCCGGATGAGGAAGGTCTCGGTGTCGAACGCACAGAGGTACGGCTCTTCGGGTTGAACCGGAACAAGGTCGTACATCCGCGCCCTCCAGAATTGCGAGTCAAAACGGTAGAAGGCCGCCGACGGGGGCGGTGCACGAAGGGCTCATTCCCCGGACACCGCCCCCGCCGATGACCAGAACTTGCTACGCCGTCTTCTGCTCGACCGGCTTGTCGAGCTTGGTGCCGTCGGGCTTGAGCCCGATCTTGGCGAAGTCCTCGGGCTCGGGCCACGACCACACGCACTTGGTGAAGTCGCCGCCGTCCTTTTTTCGGACGTTTTTGGCCTCGACCTTGAGGATGGTACCCGAACACGGGTTGTCCTCGGACACCACCATCTCGATGCCGGACTCGTCGACATCATCCATCTCGATCTCCTGAGCGACGGAGACGAAGTGCTTGATCGATCCAAGGTACGTGTCCCAAGAGCTGAGCACCACCCAGGACACCGACGACCCGCGCTTGAGCTTGGGATGATCGCTGTCGAGCAGGGTGTTCTCGACGATGAACATCTCCTCCTTCTTGCGGCTCTCGATCACCTTCACCGTGTCCACCCGAACCAAGAACTGTCCCGGCTCAAAGTACACACCGCCCGGATTCCACTTCGCATCCTTGATACCAGAAAATCTCCCCATCGGTCACCTCTCCATCTATCGGCTCTTGCGAGCCGCAAATCGCAGCGGCTTGTGCCGCCACGTACAGCCATCCTCACGCGGCCTTCGCCGTCTCTGCTAGGGCCGCTCCGTCGGCGATCAGGAGCACTTGCTCCTCACCCGTGTTTTTCTGCAAGGTCTCGGCGTTCTTGACCGCGTTCACGAACGCCTTCTGAAGGTCGATGGTGTTCGCCAGCCATTTCACCCGTACCGTATCTGCCAGTTGGCCGGGCCTCAGCTCACGACCGACTGTCTGATTCCAATCAAGGGAGTTGGCCGGCGGCGTGATGAAGAACGCATCGGTGTAGTCCTGAAGGTTCTTCCCCTCACCGTGCGATGCCCGAGAGCACACAATGACCGGGTGGTCCTTCGGGTGCATCTTTGCCAATTGCGCAGCCGCTCGATCGCCTGGACCGAATCTCGGGTACGTCTTCTCCAAGAGGTCGCCCATTGATATGTTTTCATACCATATAATGAGACCTCGCGTCGCGCCCGAAGCGTTCTTTTTCCCGAGCGGTTCGTCGGACGCGTTCAGTTCCTCGACGAGGTTGGCCACCACACCCGGCATGTACGCGGTGTCTAGCCACACTGCCTCGGTGGGCGGCTCGGGTCGGTCCTTGACCACATTCCAGGCGGGCCACGCCTCAGACAGCCAGTGCCCGTGGCGTGCGGCATTGGCGAGCTGGAGCGTGGAGTCCATTCCTGGAACTGAGTGGTAGCGAAGGTACTCGCGCACCTCCTTGTGCCAGGCTGACCGCGCTGTGAGCCATTCCTCATCGAGCACACCGCCGGGCCAATCCCACTTGAGGTAGAAGCCCTGGGCGATCTGCTTGGCGAGACGCGCATAGTGGAGCGCGTCGGAAATCTCGTCTTCGTTCCAGCGCCACAGCCTGGCCAGCTCAGCCAAGGCGGCGCTAATGACCGGCGAGAGCGGTGGACTATGCGGCAAGACCTCAAGCGCCGTGTCGATAGTGTCTTTCTCCGACGCCACCACACCTTCGGTCTCGCGAAGTCTCCGACGGAAACCGTCGTGATGGTCCTCGCCGGGGCCGCAAAACAGCATGAGCTTGCCGGGGCCAAGTGGCTTTTCCACGTCGCGATCGAGCGCACACGACCACTCGAAGAGCGCCCGTCCCTTGGGCAGCGGGCTGTCCTTGCGAAGCGCAAGTTCGCTCGGCGGTCCTACATCGCGGATTGACCGCTTGGCAATCGACCCGGATAGCGGACAATACCGACACTCCGGGTGCTCGTCCATGTAGCGGTAGAACTTTTTGGACCGAGCCGAATGCACGTTACGGAAAACCTGCGCCTCGTCAGCAACCACTAGGTCGGGCGCAATGCGCTCAAGCCAATGGCCTTTGTGCGAATCCGACAGTTCGTGATAGAAGAGCACGTACACGCCCGAGCGCTCGTAGTTTCTGGTGTTCTTGGCGGACCAAACCGGGGGCAGCTTGAAGTGGCGGCCGTAGGCTGGGATGTCGATGTTAATGAGCTGATCACGCAGACTCGACTTGACGAGCAGCACGGTGCGGGTGGCGTTCATCGCGTCATGCATGAGCAGGGAGGCGAGCGTCTTACCCGAGCCGATCTTGGCCATGCCGAGGAGCCCTTGCCGACGGTCGCCCTCCCAGAGCATCTGGGACTGGATGGGCCGAAGCCTTGGCTCGCCGGCCACGCACACTCGGCAGTGTGCGACGCCGCAGTTCGCCACACCCCTTGAGTAAAGCTCGGTGAGATCAGGCGCAGAGCCTTCCGCCGGTCGCCTGGGCAGCGCCAGGATGCGCGCCAGCTCAGGCGAAAGACATACACCACCCTGCGCAAGTGCCAATCCGGCGCTCGACCGTGGGTGCGGCAGGCCGAACTTGGCCATCAGCTTTTCAGACAGCGTGGGCATTACCGGATGTAGATCGCCATTGCTCTGTGAAACGGACAATCCTGAGCGTGCTTGCGATGGCAGAGCATGCATGCGGCGAACATGAATTGATCTACTTCCCTGAGTGCCAAAGCGAACGCCTTGCGATCCGCAATTTGCCGCTTCAGGCAATCGACAGCTCCCTCCGACACACCGCTGTCGCCGACGACCTCGGAGAGGAGCGCCACCAGCTCGCGACCTAGCTTGGCGTCCTTCTCGTCCCGCTGTCGGCCTGCTCGCACACTGCACCCGTCGAAGCAGATGTCGTAGCCGGCGCCGCAGTGCTGGCACGCGACCTCGGCACACGTCTCGTCGCCCGACGGGTAGTTCCACGACACGATCTCGCCGCAATTGGCGCAGAAGCGAGGCTTCATCGGATTATCCGACGCGTCCATTTTCTCCTCCTTCTCCTCGACTACCTCGCCCCTGGCCTTTTGTGCGAACTCGCGAATATCACACGGCACCGGCTTCCACCCTGGCGGTGGAATGCCGATCTTCCAATCGTGTTCCTGCCAAGTCGGCTCCCCACGGAGCAAGCGCTTGGACTGAACCAACCAGTAGTACGGGTGTCGCGTAAGCCGGGCAGCTACACGACGAAGCTTGATACCAGCATAGTCGATCGGTAACAGAATGAGGAACACCCCAATCTGAAGCAACTCGCAGATGACCGCTAGCCCGCGCTTTACGATCTTCAACACGACCTACCCCAGCTTCTTGACGATCAAGGTGGCGTGGGGCGTGAGCGCGTCGAGGGCCTCCTGCACGCCGGGGCCGTAGCTCGACATCACCAGCACCTCCGGCAGCGTGTCTAGGCTCTCGCGCACGGCGTTGGCGAAGTGAGGCTTCCACGAGGCGAACTGCGCCAGGCGGTAGTCGGAGAGGCCGAGGCCCTCGGCCACGTGGGCGAAGAGCGGCGCGGCCCAGTCCTCGAACAAGGTGAAGCTGCCGCCTCCTTTCACAGGTAGGCAATCGACAAAAATGGAGAGGCGCTTCTTGGTCGCGACGGCCTTGACGGGGGCGGACGGAGCCGTCTCGGCGCCAGGCGCGGCGGCGTTCTCGGCGACGAGCGCCTTGCGCTCTGCCTCCTCCTTCACTCCCTTGAACTGCGAGGCCGTGCTCTCCTCGGCCACACGCCCCAGATCCGGCTTCGCCGGAGGCGGCGTCGTCGACACGCCCGGCAGGGTCCCGCTCTCGGGCTCGCCGCCGGCCGCCGCCAAAATCGCGTCACGCGCGGCCGAGCCCTTCTTCGCCTTGGTCTTCTTCTCCTCGGGCTTGGCGTCCTCGGGCGGCTGGCCTGCCGGCAGGTTGGGCGGCGCGTCCGGCGGCACGAGGCCGACAGCGGGCGCTCCTGCGGCCGGGGCCGTGGTAGCCGGCGGCGCGGCTGCGGCGGCTGCCGCCTTCTTGGCGGCGAGCTTCTCGGAGAGGGACATCGGACGCGGGGTGGTTCCATTCACGGGCGCAGTGGGCGTGTCGCTCATGGTCTTCGTCTTTCGAATGGAGAACGTGCCGAGTGCCGGTGAGAATCCACACTGCGGCCTGTACGCGCACCCTCCGTACATGCCACACGCTGCCGTATTGGGCGAAAGATCGTCTGCGGTCTTGGGGTTTCTCTCACGCCAAGCCATCATTTCACGAATGACCGGCATGAGATTCGCCCACACCTTGTCCACCTGTTTGCGATTCGCAACCGCTGTCACAAGCATCGTTTTGTAGTAAGGCGGTTTGGCAGTTCGTTTGGTGCACACGTATTTGTGGCCAATCAACACCGCCTCTTTAACGAAATAATCCATTGCCCACTTGGCGTATGAAATCATTTGAATCGATTTCAAAAGGTCTTCGGGCTTAAGGCAGTAGCGAAAATCACTACGCGTCTTGTGGTCAAGCACGTGAACCAGATCGCCACGAGGATCAACAAGGTCGATGTAGCCTAGCCACATTGGGCCACCTTCGTACGTCGGAATCTCGAACTCGTGTTCGATAAGCAGCTCCGGCCCACGCGCGGGCATGGTGGCAATAGCTGCCTGCGCGATCTCCGTGTCCTCGTCAGTAGCGCCTGGCGGTTGTGAGAGAAGGCCGGACTTTAACCAGTATTCGCTTATGCTGTGCACGCGCGAGCCCTTGGCGGCGGCCGGCGAAAAAGGCTCTGGCAACTTCAACACGCTTTTGTTGTACCAATAACGGTTGCAGCGGATGAAAGCTTCGACCTGCGAAGCCGACGTTTTAAGAATCGCCATTATCTCACACGCAGTGGGTTATTTAGCCGTATGCCAAGCAGCATTGTCAACAAAAATTTTTCAGTTGAGAACCGGCTTGGCGGTGTTGATGCTGGTCCACATCGCGTCCACGTCGCCGATGTTGTTCTGCTGCGCCCAGTCGATCACGTACATCGGGTCGACGATCCAGAAGTTTTTGTTCCGGTGCGGACCGTCCCCTCGCCTCAGCCCGCGTGCGATGGAGCGGAGAGCGGTGCCGATGCGCGTGGTCGAGTACACCGGGTGAGAATTGATGAAGTGCTCCCAGTGGTCGGTGATGGCCGAGGTGTTGACGAGCAGCTCACCGTTACCCCAGAGCACGAGCCCTTGCTTGATGACTCCCGCGAGCGGCTTGTTCAAAAACTTGGCGAGCCACTCAAGGACCAGCGACGACACGGGACCAGACATGACGAGTGCGCGGTGCACCTCGGTCTTGGTGCCCTCCACGATGAAACGTGTGCCGGGGACAAACCCGATCCGCTTGTGGTCCCGCAACCAGAGCGCGTGACGGGCGATTAGGTCCCCATCCACCCAGTCTTTTGTCTTACCTGCCTTGCCGCCCAGCTCGGCCAAAAATTTCCCTGCCGACGCGGGCGGCGTGATGTGTAAAAACCGCTCCGCGACCGCTTCTACGTCCTGCGGGCCTCGATGCTCGTCGCCGGTCGCCAGCATGTCGTGGTTATTGGCAGTGAGCACCATGCGAATTGCGCCCCGCAAAGTGGCATTCGGCAAATACTTCTGCGTGACGGTACGGCTCGACGAGCCAATCATCTCGCGCAAGTCGGTGGTGTGGGTTCCGTACGGAAGCGCTTCGTCGGCGTGGATGAGCGGGCAGCGAAGCAGGTCCGCATTGAAGTTCTCCAACACATTTTTGAGCGCGGTCGGCTCTCCGTGTGCGCTCCACAGCTTGGCAAGCCCTTGGGCGAGGAGCGACTTACCCGTACGCGAGTGCCCGGAGGCGTAAAGAGCGCAGCTTTGATAGGAGAGATCCGTGATGGTGGCAATCCAATCGATCAGGCGATCGGCGCCGTCTCCCCCGAAGAGCGTGAGCCACTCGTGGATGTGCTCGTTGAACGTCGGCTCCAGGTCACGCAGTGGCGCTGCGGCCACGAACAGCGTCTCCGAGTCCGGGTCGTACTCGGTGTTCGGATTGGTGAGATCGAAGACGAGGTGCCGCGCCACTGTGCAGTAGTCGTTCTTGAACTGCTGGAGGGTCTTTCGCTTCTCGACCCCCTTGTCGTTCTCGTAGTACCACGTCACGCCGTCTGCGTAGGCGAGGTCACGACGTAGGCTCGTCTCCAGGGCTTTACTCGACACCGGAGCCTTGTATTGCTCATCGCGCCAGACAAAGTAGGCATCCTCGTACTGGATGATGAGCAGCTCCAGCGGATCTTCGCCGAACGCGTCGTGGCTCTGCGGCGGAGGCACGGGCGGCAACCCATCAGGCGTGTCGTACTCGCCTATCTCAGGCTCGGATTCGCGCACCACAAGCGCCTGGGTGGAACTACCGCCCGGTTCCGGTTCACCGTGACCGTTCGCGTGACCGTTGCCGTTCGCGTGACCGTTACTTCCGTTGCCTCCTCCGCCTCCGCCCTTGCGCCGAAGCGCGCCACGCCGAAGCGCGTCGGCGAACCGCTTGGCCTGCTCCTTGGCACGCGCGTCCTCTTCGAGCACGAGTTCCCACATGCGTGAGATCTGGCCGAGCACCTCGTCCTTTTGCAGAGCCGGGTTCGACGGGTCGTCTTCTAGAAGCGCCATCTTGATGATGGCGGCGGAGAAGAAGGTGTCGTAGACCTCCTCGGCTGTCGCTTGCGGCTTCTCCTTGAACACGTAGTTCGTGAGCAGCCCCACCATGCTGTTGCAAGTGTTATTCCGCTCGCCCGACTCGGCGAACGGCTCGCCATCGATGAGTAGCTCAGCTCGGCGCTTCTTCTCGGCGTCGGTCGTGTTCTTGACGCGGCGACGCACGCCCAGCACCCACGCCGGCCACTTGTCGACGTTGGCGGGGCGGCCACGTTTTGCAGAAGAGCCGGCACCGCCACCGGTCTTAATTCCGCTGTCTAAGGGTGGCGGCCCTTGAACGGCTTGACCGGTGGCGGCGGGCGGCGGGGATTTGAGCGGGCGTCCGGGGCGTCCGCGAAAAGCTTCCAGGTCTGTTATCTTGTAGCGCGGTCCGTCGTCAAGCAAAATTGCGACTCGCACGGGCGGGACCAGCTTCTTGCAGTTCCAAAGGCCAGGGATGCCGAGCACACGGCCTACGTCGTCCGTCTTGTCGACTGAAAAGGGCGCAGCAAGCTCCCGAAACTTCTTCTGTAACCCTTTAATAAGACTAGAAAACTTCTTGCTGTCCCCGACCAGCGGCTTGTCGAACAACCAGTACAAGTGAAAACCGTGACCTGACTGCACGGTCAGTGTTGGAGGCGCAGGAAATTTATCTGCAATTTCCAGCGCTTCCCTATCGGTAGGCGGGTAGTTTTCACCTGCGTGCCCCTCTGTGCCGTAGTCGAGGTCGACCCAGACTCCCGGCCAGGCCGTCACATCGTCGTCGAGACCTCGGCTGGTCGGCGGTAGATCAGGCCGGCGCAGCCCGACCCCGTAATACATCGCGTGCGTGCCTGGCGGCCCGCTGGCGGGCTCGTAGGGCTTGTCGAACGTCCCGGTGGCCACCGGCAGGGTGGCGAAGCCCTGGAGGGCATCCAGGACGCTCGACGGCGGGACGTGGAGGCTGGCTCGATCGGGTAGCCGCCACAGCGTGACGCGAAGGTGGTCCACGAGCGACGTGTCTGGCCATAGCAGCTTGAAGAAGCTGCGCGCCTCATCGAGCATCCCCGCTCCCTTTCGCGACCCCCACGCCAGAGGTCGTCTGATGGTCAAACTACCCGAGGGCTGATGATCTACGCCATGCTGTAGTCAGAGGTCAAGAAATTCGATTTTTTGCCAGGTAAGGTAATCGCTGTGCAGGGTTAAGGGGCCTTCTAAACTCATACAAATATTTCACTTTAATTCAAGGCGCGCGAGAAATGAAATACCCCCAAAAAACGCTAATTTCGGGTAGCCGATCAATTTCCGTCGTTTTCCAATTAACGCATATTTCTCGCATATAGTTAAAAACACCCCAAAACCCTACGCACGGACTTAAACAGGCGAAACACCTGGGCAAAACGGCGGGCGTCAACCCCGCGCAAAAACCAGACAACCCGGCACCAATTGTAATGTCGGCTAGAGAAACCGACTTTTGTCGCTATTTAAGTTAGTGGTCTGACCACTAATTGATCGGACGCATTTGGCGCCTGATCAATTAGTGGTATGACCACTTGAGAAATTCAAATGTTTTCATCAAAAAACGGTCAAAACTCTAGGCGCCATTACAATTGGTGTAGCGTTGCCTCTGTCGTGTGTAGGGTTGCGACCTCTCTAAAAAATAAATCCTTTTACAACAAATATTTGTTGACCGCCCCACCCGCATTTGGCACTGTTTCGCCGTGCCCAAGTTCACGACCACTCACCTAGACACCTGCCGAGCCCAGCTCGCCGAAACCCGGGCCGAGCTGGAACAAGCAACCACCCAGGTCGGGCAGCTCACGAGCGACCTGGCGCGCTCCCAGGCCCATCTGAAGGCGGCTGTGGCCGCCAGGGACGAGCTGGGGGTCAAGCTCGCCGACCTGTCGGCCGCAACCTCTTTGCCGCGCCGCGTCAAACTACCGGCCGAACGCCAGTCACTCACCCACAAGTTCACCATCCACTCGGCTGAAGGCGACGAGGACGGCTACGTGACGGTGAGCTTCTATCCAAACGGCGAAGTGGGCGAGTTCTTCTTGCGCCTCGCAAAACAAGGCTCGGTCGCCTCGGGCTTCGCCGACCAGTGGGCCATCGCCTCTTCAATCCTGCTCCAGCTCGGCCACCCGCTCGAAGACCTGTGCAGGCGCCTCATCGGTACGAGCTTCGAGCCGTCGGGGCGGACCAACACGCCCGGCATTCGGATGGCCAAGTCGCCGGTCGACTACGTCTGTCGGTACCTCCTTCGCCGTTTCGTCATGAAGCTCGAACTCACTGACGACGAACAGTGACCACGAAGAAGCCCGACTCCTTGAGCGACCTAGCTGCCATCTGTCGAGACGATCGCTGCGACATCGCGGGCGTGCATCTCGTCCACGAGATCGCAGAGAAGCGGCGTGGGCGTAAGCCCAAGGTAGACCCTGGCCGGGTGGTGGCAAGGCCAGTCGACCCGCCCAAGGCGAAGAAGCGGGGCTGGCACAAGTGCCACGGTTGTGCTGGACGCGGGTACAGTCGCGGGACAAAGTGCACGGGCTGCGACGGCAAAGGCTCGGTGTTCGTTGGCCCGAGACCACCCACCGGGCGGCTATCCAAGTTCGAGATTAGAGCGCTCAAGCCCGACAACGGAAGGAAGAGGCGATGATCAACGTGATCTCCGACCCCGGTACGCTCGTGATTCTCGACGGTATCGACGGCGGTGGCAAGTCGACCTTGGCGGAGAAGCTCGCCACGGCCGTCAACTCGCCCTTTCTCTTTCGCTTCCCGACCAAGACCACCGCGCCCGGCCAGCTCATCCGCCAAGTGTTCACCGATCCGAAGCTGTGTCGGCTGGAGTCGATGCTCTACCTCTTTGTCGCCGACGCGCTCGACTCGCAGATCGATCTTCGTGTCGCCCTCGACAAGGGGCAAATCGTGATCTGCGACCGGTACACGCCCATCACCGCGTTCGCCTACAACGTCGACGAGAGCCGTAACGAGCAGGCGGTGGCCGAGATCATCCAGCTCGACCAGTTCATCCGCCCCGACATCGGCTTCATCGTCGACGTAGGCATTCACGTCGCCGAGGCGCGCATCGCCGCGCGTTCGGGCAAGAACGGCGAGGCGAAGAACGAGATCTACGAGAAGAACCTCGCCGACAAGCGCGCCCGCTACCGAGGCATGGCGAAGCGATCGCCCTTCCTCGAACTCATCGATGGCGAAATGTCCATCGAGAGAAACGTCAAGCACATGGCCGAGAAGGTGCTTGCGATTCACAAGAAGAAAGGACCCCCCCCATCTCATGAGCAAGATCTACGTGGCGTCGTCGTGGAAGAACACCTACTACCCCGGCGTCGTCGAGGCACTGCGCAAGGCAGGCTTGGAGGTATACGATTTCCGAAACCCGCCGCACGGCCTCAAGGGGTTCGCGTGGTCGGAGATCGACCCGAACTGGCAGAGCTGGACGGCCGAGCAGTACAAGAAGGCCCTCCAGCATCCGCTCGCGCAGGCCGGTTTCAACTCCGACTTCGGTGCCATGAAGTGGGCCGACGAGTTCTGCCTGATCCTGCCTTCTGGCCGATCCGCGCACATCGAGGCCGGCTGGGCGATCGGCAAGGGCAAGCCGGTGTCCATCTACCTGCCGCCCGGCGAGCCGATCACGGCCGAGCTGATGTACCTGACCGAGAACGACGGCGACGGCCCCGAGGACGACAACGCCGTGACCCAGGTCTGCACCACGCTCGATGAGGTGGTCGAGTTCCACAGCGTGCGGGCGGACGGGTAGTGGGCATCGAGCACTCGCCGCTGCCGTGCGTTCGCGTGCATGTCGGCACCGCCGGCATCATCACGCGACGTGTCCGCGATCTGACCCAGATCCTCATGGGTCAGCGCTGCGGCAAGCACGGTCCTGGAACCTGGAGTCTGCCCGGTGGTTGGATGGAGCACGGCGAGACGCCCGAGGAGGCCGTCGTGCGCGAGATCGCTGAGGAGACCGATCTCGTGGTTGGTGTGGTCCGGGGCGTCTACTCCGTTCGGCAGTACCGCATCCCGTACACCAACACCATCTTCAAGAGCGGCGTGCAGTCGCTCACGCTGTTCTTCGTCATCGACGAGTGGGTCGGCACACCGAGGGTGATGGAGCCGGACAAGTGCAAGGAGTGGCGCTGGTTCGATGTCGACAAGTTGCCCGAGCCGCTCTTCGATCCGCTCATCCTGTCGGGCGTGGTTAGGGGTCTCGAAGAAGACGAGCGTATCGAGCGCGCCCCGGGGTAACACCGAAATAACAACTTGCGACTCGCAAGGGAGGACGAAAATGAGCGACCCGATCAAGAGTCCGGCTAGTCTCTACTTCGCCGTGTTCGTCGTTGGCTGCGGTGACCCGCCGACGTACGCCCCCGTCGCCATCTTTCCCTACGAGGAAGACGCAAAGCTCTGGATTGAGATGCTGTTGCTTGATGGCAAACGAATGACGCCCCGCGAGGGCTACGAGGTTCGTCAGTTACTCGTTAATTTGCGCGCCGCGCCGACCCCGGAAGATGTCGAGAAAGTAGCGCAGGGCCTCGAAGAGCTGAGTGGTATACGCCGGCCCAGAGGCAAACTCGTAAGGGAGGACGACTGATGAGTGACGACTCAGGCTACGAAATCAGTAAGGCGCTTCGATGAGCGACCCGATCAAGTGTCTGGACCACGGCTTTGTCGAACTCGTCGATGTGATGGGCGACGACCAGGCCATCCTCCAGGCGGCGCGCGTGAGCTACCAGCGGGACAAGCAAGAGCCGGACGAGGCCAAGGATCGGGCGCTCATCCGGTACCTCTACCGGAACCGGCACACAACCCCGTTCGAAATGTGTGAGTTCAAGTTCCACTGCCAGATGCCAATCTTCGTGGCTCGGCAGTGGATCAGGCACCGCACCGCGAGCGTGAACGAGGTGAGTGCTCGGTACTCGATGTTGCCGGACATCTTCTACACGCCGTTGCCGAAGGAGATGGGCTTCCAATCGAAGACCAACAAGCAAGGGAGCGCCGAGCCAATCCCGCAAGCGATCGCGATTAAGATCGCCGAGGCCATGCTCGATGATGCCAAGACGGCGTTCCTTCACTACCACGAATACCTCGGCCAACAGGTCCCGAAGACGCAGCCGGATGAGCAGGAGACCGAGCGTGCCCTGCACCCGAACGACACCTACGAACTCTCCCAGGGCGGCGGCCTCGCGCGTGAGCTGGCGCGCATCAACCTGCCGCTCTCGGCGTATACCCGCTGGTACTGGAAGATCGACCTCCACAACCTGCTCCACTTCCTCGGGCTGCGCCTCGACAAGCACGCGCAGTACGAGATTCGCGTGTTCGCCGAGGCGATGGCTTCATTCGTCAAGGCGCGCTGTCCCCTCGCCTGGGAAGCGTTCGAGGACTTCAAGCTCAACGCCATGACGTTCTCGGCCGTCGAGCTGGAGGCGCTGCGCGTGCTGATCGGCGATCCGTCTGTGACCCCGTTCATGGTCGACTGGCCGACCAAGCGCGAGGGGGAGGAGTTCGTGGCCAAGATCAAGAAGCTCCTGGCCAAGGGGTAAACATGCCGCGTTTGGTTGGAGGGGACCTGACGAAGGTGGAAGGAACACACGTCCGATTCACGTACAAGAACTGGAAGGGAGAGGTGTCCGAGCGGCACGTGGTTCCAGGGACACTCGGCTTCGGCACGTCTGTGCATTATTCCGAAGAGCAGTGGTTGCTTCTAGCCTTCGACGTTGACGAGAAGACAACGTGTACGTTCGCCATGAAGGACATCTCCAATTGGAGATCCGCGTGAGCGCCACTAACCGAGGCGGAGAGCGCGAGAAGGACGACAACTACCCCACGCCGTCCTGGCCCGTGGTGCGTTTTCTCGAAAAGCTTCCCGCCGACATCCCCCTCGGCGGCAAGTGGCTAGAGCCGTGCGCTGGCGACGGCGCCATCATCCAGACCATCAACGACACGTGCCTCGACAACGACTGCGACGCGCCCGAGTGGTCGGCCATCGAGCTACGCGTGCTTGCCCTGCCCGCGCTCACCGAGGTCGTAGACCCGTCAGAGATCGTGATTGGTGACTTCCTGGAGGTGACTAGCGGCGCCTTCGACCCCGGCATGTCTCGTGACAGGTGGGACGTGATCATCTCGAACCCGCCGTACAGCATCGCGATGGAGGTGATCGAGCGGAGCTTTCAGATGGCGAGGTTCGTCATCATGCTCCTGCGCGTCGGGTTTCTGGAGAGCGATGAGCGCGTGGAGTGGGTCAAGGCGCACACCCCCGACATCTTCGTCCTGCCCAACCGGCCGCAGTTCGTAAACGGCAGGACCGACAACTGCGCGTATGCTTGGATGGTGTGGCGGACGGACGAGCCGCGTAGCGTCGGCACGCTCACCATCCTCGATTCGACACCGCTTGCGGTTCGCAAGCTGAAAGGTAAGCCATGAGGCCGAGACCCGGACAGATGATCACCAAGGAAGTCACCGACGCCGGTCAAGAGGTCGTCACCGCCCTCGACAAGCTCATGGCCGTGGAGCTGGCGTCGTCGGACGTGGCCCGCTACGGGCGCATCGAGTCGCTCGCGCGCATCACCAAGTCCATCCGGCAGCGGTATGCGACTCGGGTGGGGGACTTCGCCAAGCCCGAGCCCGACGGCGATGGTTTCAGGCCGCTCATCGGCGGCGCCTACATGAACGGCTACCCCAACAACGAGGAGATGGCGCTCGACGAGGATGACATCGGCCAACCCGTCAACCTCGGTGGCGTTCTCCAAGGCGGCATGGGCGACATGGCGCAGATCCTTCGTGAGTCGATGATGATGCTTCAGAAGACCACGGAGAAGACGCCTCCGCCGCCGAGCGTCGCCGCCCAGCTCGACGAGCTGATACACATGCGCCGCCAGCTCAAGCACGCGGGCCTCGTCGAGGAGTCCGAGAAGCTCACGCCGCGCATCAAGGAGCTGGCCGCCCAGGCGATCACCGCGCCCGTGGGCCAGACGAGCGTCTTCGTCCCGCGCGTGTCTGTCGACGACTACCTCGACCCGCCATCGGAAGAGAAGGCGCCGGATTCGCCGCCGCTTTTAACGGAACCTGCTACTATCGGAAGCGGAGGATGACCATGCTGAGAATTCCTGTTCTGTACGTGCCCTCGTTCTACGGCGACATCCGGCTGGAGCCGCACAAGCACGACGACGACAAGACCGTGCTCATCGCCGAGAAGCTGTCCGCGAGCGAGAAGATTGCCCTGGCCAAGCTGTCGGAGATGGCCTTGAAGAAGGGCTGGTTCGACGCGGCGCGCACCAAGGGCGAGAAGGCGTTCGTGATGGAGGCTGGCGAGCACGTCCTGAGCGTGCCACTCATCAAGCTCCAGAAGAGCCTGGTGAAGCTGCTCAAGCCTGGCCGCACCGTCGTGACCGCCGTCCGCTTCACCGACGGGTCGATGGAGGAGGTCCGCGAGGCCAAGGAGCCGCCGGAGCCGGATGGCATCAAGGACGCCCCCGCCAAGGCGATAACCGGCGCCACGGCCGTCGCCGCTCCCACGCGCGGTTGCCCCGCGCCCGACTTCGTGAAGGCGGAGATCAAGGCGCGCGGCGTCCTGGAGGCGTTCCTGAGCCCCGAGCAGATGGAGGACTTCCGCCGGCACAACCGCTTCGTGACCCAGGGCGCGTCGACCGGCCACCGCTGTGACCAGCCGCCACGCCAAGGACTCGCTCGCCGAGTACCACCGGAGCCTCTTCGACCTCGACGAGGGCATCCCGCTCTGCGTGCACGACTACACCGTGCCGGCGGCTGAGGAGATGCTGGCCCTGCACGTGCTTCTCCAGGTCCCCGGCTACGAGAGCTACCTCCGCCACCTGGAGAACTAGCACCCGCACGGATGGGCTATCGCAGGTGCCAGCGATGTTTTGATCGCCAAGCCACCGAGCATCACATCTACGGCGACGGCTACAAGATCATCTCCAAGTGGCTCTGCGATCACTGCTCCCACGCTAATTTTGGGGATGTCTTGGCCGCCTGTGTTGTGTGCCAAGACCTGTTTGCCAAGAGCCTTGCCAGTCGCAAGTAATGGACACCGCCAAGGCGGTTGACCTCCGACCCCAACCCCGCGTAGACTCAGCCCGTATCCCCCGTGCGTCTCTCCGGGCGCTGGGGCCACGATGGGGAGAACCGCTTATGTCCAAGAAAAAGTCTGCGGCCTCGCGAAGCAAGCTGGCGTCGTTCCGTAACGCGCGCAGACAGCCGGTTGCGCATCGCAAGAACCCGGCGTCCCAGGCCATGGACATGGCCACGGGCATGGCGATGATGGTCGGCCCCGGCATCGGCGGCTACGCCGTCACCCGCCTGGGCGGCAAGTTCGGCCGGGTGCTCCTCGGCCAGCGCCTTGCCGGTGGTCGGTTCGCCCGGCACTTCGGCCCCCTCGGCAGCCTGGCGACCCTCATCGGCCTCTGGTACGCCGCCAACAAGTGGGAGAAGGCTCGCAAGTACCAGGAGCCCATCCTCATCGGCTCCGCCATTGCGCTTTTTCAATCGCTCCTCCAGACCTACCTGCCTGGTCTCGTCGGCCTCATCGACGGCCAGCCTGTGATGACTGCGCCGAGCGTGGCCGGCGGAAAGACGGGCCTGAGCGGCTATCGGAACGGCAAGAACGGCCGCAGGCGCGGCGTGTCGAATGGCATCCGCTACGTGAGCCCCGGCGAGCTGGAGTCCGAGCGCGCCATGGATGAAGAGCGCGAGGACCGCGACGAGGCGAACGAGGTGCGGTCGGAGTCATCGCAGGTCTCGGACGAGGTGTCGCCCGAGGACGCCAGCGAGCCGCTCTCGGACGACGTGGAAGAGGTGCGTGAGATCTTGGAGGAGAACGAGAGTCTGCGTGGGCTATACGACGGGGTGTTCACGAACTAGAGATCGTCCTCATCTTCGGTCGGCTCGTCATCGAACGGACCGAGCTGCCTGTTTCCGCCCACTCTCTCTTCCGCTTGACCACGACCCAGCGCGAACCCGCCTCCTGCCGTGTCGGGCAGCTCGGCGAACACACCTACATACAGCCCCGCCTTCTTGAGTGACGGCACGCCGAACTTCTGGCACGTCGCCTCGTAGGCCGCGTGGAGGTCGTTGGCGCCGTCCCTGACGAGCTGGATGAAGTGCTCGCGGAAGCCCGCCACGCCGCCCACGACGATGTTCGTGGCGCCCATGCCGGTCGGTGACACCTCGCGCTCGTCCCTACCGAAGTAGCTGTGGGCCGGCATGCCGAAGCCCATCGGCGTGAGGTCCATGCCCTGCTCCAGCTTGGCCATGACCTCCGCCAGCGCCTTGGACATGCCCACCTCGCGCCGCTTATGGTACTCCTGGGCGACGGGGGCGAACGCCTGCTCTTCGAGCGCGTCCACCATGTCGTCGATGGGCAGGGTCTTCGGCCTGGGCGGGGAGTCGGTGAAGCCGCTCTCGGATGGTGGCGCCGGCCTTCGCGCGAGCGCGGTAGCCTGTTCCTTCTTGAACGCCTTGAGTGCCTTCTCGATCGCCTCCGGCAGCTCCTCCGTGATGATGTCGCGCACGATCTCGCGCACCCGCTTCTCGTCGTTCTTGTTCACAGCACCACCTCCCAATCCTCCGCGGTCATGTCGGTCTGCGACGCCAACCAGCCCGGCAGGATCGCGCCCTGGGCCGTGTACATCACGAAGAACGGCAACACCTTGGTGTCGGGACTCGGGCTGTTGAAGCCGTCGCAGTGCTCGTACACCCACTGGTGTTTTCGGAGGTCTGCTCCTGGCACCAGCGCCACCCACATGTTTTTGCCGTTCCAGCCAGCGCGTTGGATCCGCTTGCCCGCCTTGGCCTCTTCGATCGCTTGTCCGAAATTCATTGGGCCTTCCTCCTGTTGATGAAGGGCACGTGTACGGACTCGGGTGCGACTCGCAACTTGAGCTGCGAGACCTCGGTCTGAAGCTCTTCGATGTGCTTCTGCTTCTCGGCCAGGCGCCTGCGCAGCTTGGCCGGCTCTTCGGCTTTTTCCTCCAGCTCGTCCATTCTCAGCCGGAGGTTTTGGATTGTTGTTTCGTATTGGCATTGGTCCGCGATCCAGTGCCCGTTTATCTCGAACCTCTTGCGCTCGTGCTTTTGTTCCATCTCGAACACCGTGGTGGCCATGGTGAGCTTGTGCGCGTCCTCCAGGGCCGCCAGCTCCACTCGGTGCTGCCGGGTTTCCTCGTCGCGAGCGGCCTGGACCTTGGTCGCCTCCACGCGCGCGAGCATGACCGCTTCTTCGAGGGTCTTGGCCTTGCCCAGGGTCGCGGACAGCACCGCGTCCCGGTTCGCGAGCAGATCGAGGGCGTGCTGTGCGCCGGCCTCGGCCGCCGCGATGTGGACGGCCGCATCGCGACCGAGATTGATGAGGCGCTTCTGCTTGCGGGCTTGCTTCCGCTGGGTCGCGTTCATTGCTTTCCCCTCCCTGGTGCGCCAGTGATCGGGTCTCGGTTCGCGCCCGTCCACGGGATGCGCGGTGTCGCAGGTTCGACAGGCGCCGGCTCGGTGAGGTACCTGTGCGTGTCGGCGGCAGCTCGCTCCTTGCCGAGTGCGATCTCGCGGCAGCGTGCGTCGCGACAGAGCGGCCGGTAGTCGTAGCTGTGCTTGGTTTGCTCGCCGCACACGCAGCACGCTTGGTAGATTGGATCAGCCATCGGTCGGCTCCTTCGCCGGTTCGTCCGGTTCCCTGAGCGCGTGCTTCACCAAGTAGGCGTCGATGGTGGCAGCAGCGGTGGTGTGTGCTACGTACAGGCGGTCCAGGAACTCGCGCGTGTCCTTGAACGGGGACCGCCAGGTGTCGCTTGCCAGATAGCGCGAGACCTCGTGGCCCATGTCGAGGTCGCAGTCGCGTCGGAGTGAGGTGAGAAGCTTCTGGAGTTCTTGTTCGAGCGGCGACTTGGGCTGGAGAGGGAACTCGGCCACGGCTACTTGACCGTGATGCGCGCGGCGCGGAGGACTTCCTCGACCATGACCGGCTTGGCGGCTTGCAGCTCGGTGGCCGCCGTCGACGCCTCGGCCTGGAGCTTCTCCATCTCGTAGGTCGCCTGCATGGCGGCCACGTGCAGCGGCCCGAGCGCGTCCCACGAGTTCATGCCGCGCACGGCGCCCGCCTTGGCGTTCTGGTAGGTCTCGTGCGCCTCGCGCTGCTTCTTCTCGGCCACTTGCTTGCGCGTCTCGATGTCGGCGACACGCTTCTCCAGCTCGCGGAAGGCGATGACCTTCTGATCGTCCACGTTCAGTTGCATGGGGTCCTCCAAGTGTGAAAGGAGCGTACCGAGACTCGTAAGGCTTGTCAATTATTTTTTGTTGCCAGAAGGCCACTGAGACACACGATTCCAGATCTTCCACTTGATGCGGTGCGCGCGATCCGCCAGCGCCTTGTTGCCTGCATGATCGGCATCCACATAGATGTTGGACAGGCGCGTGGCTGTGGCATAGAGCTGTAGCTTGCGATGGTCGGTCATTTCGGCTCAGGTTTCTTCGTCGGTCGACCGCAGGACGGGCACGTCCTGGGCACTTTTTTCACCTCACGGCCGCGAGCGTCGATGATGACGATCTTGTACTTGCAGCCGTCGCACGACCACCTGATCTCTCCAAGGGTTGCCATAGCTGTCCTCCACTTGCGAGCCGCAAGTCTATCGCGTGTTGCCGCGTCGTGTCGATCGAATGCCGGAGAAACGGCCCAGCTCTTGGCGCTCATCGACGGTGAACTCGATGAAGTCCTCTAGGACTTCATCGAGTTTGGTGCCCGAGTAGTAGTGATCCTCGGACCTAAACCTACCGCTTCCAGAGAACCCGTCGCGAGCCGCTTTCTTCTTGGTGCTCATAACGCGACTCTTCTTGTTGGCCGGATGACCGGCATGTTGTACCGCTTTTCGATGGCCTGGATCTCATCTTCGCTCATGTCGGCCAGCGTTCTGACAGGTGGGTAGTTACCGGCCACCCGCTTGAAGCCGCCGCCACGGAACTTGGCGGCTTTGGTGCCTGGCGCCGACCACTGATGAAGATGCCCGCCTCGTGGACTCATGGTTTGGTTTCTTCCTCTTCGTCTTGGGGTGGAGCGGTAGTTGGCAGGGGACTGACTTGCGCTAAAAACCGCGCCGCCTCCATGGCTTGATCGGGATGAAGTGGCGCGATGGTTCGTCTCTGAAGCGCACCGCGCTCGGCAAACACCACCAGGCACACGTCGTCTTGCCATACCAAGTCGAGCGTTACCTGCGCACCGACGTGGATGGATAGCACCCTGCGTTTCGGCTTGGCCATGCCTTTAGCCTACGCCTCGAACAGGTGATACACCAATAGCCCGTTGCTAAGCTGGTAGGTCCCAATGTAACGACCCAGACGGTCTGCGTTAAAAGCCTGCCCGGTGGCGATCACACGAAAGTGAAAACCTGTGCGACCTTCTTCCGGGTTGACCATGGCCCAAATAGTCGGTTGCCCCCTTTGTGTCTGAACACACAAAACCTCGGCGCCGACCGGCATCTCAATGCGAACCTCAGCGCCATCTGGCAGCTCAAGGCGTGCCGGATCGTCTAGCGTTATGTGGTATTTCCAGATTTCGCGTGTCGCCATTTCCTCTGCCTCCTGTCGTACTGGGTGCCTCGCTTGCCCATCGCCGACTTCTTGCGCATGCAGCCGCAGGAGCGCGTCACGCCCGTGGTGAGCCGGTGCGTGGGGACCGTTGTCGCGTTGCCGCACGAGCAGACGCAGGCCCAGATCTTCGAGCCCATCTTGGGCTGGCCCTTCTGCCGGCCGGTCTTGTACTTGCCCCATTCCTCGGCGCCCGCGAGTCGCTTCACGACAAGCTTGCCGAACACCATGCCCGGCTCGACACGCGGGCGTCGGCAGGGCTCGGGCGTATGCCGCTCGGACCAGCCGCAGCGTCGACAGGTACGCTTGCCGAGAGGACCGTGGAGGAGGTGCTGGATCATGAGTGCATGTCGTGTACGGCGCCAAGACACGCCACAAAAATTTCGTTGGCCGTGCCTTTCCCGTTATCTGGCAAACGAAGGTCAAGACCGATAGCGATGCCCGTCCACCAGAAAGCCTCTGCGAGAGGACAGAGGGGCTTGTGTGGCGCGCACATAGAGACCGGCCACGGTATGTGATACGGCTCTCGGCGTCCGGCGGCACAAAGGGCTTCACCCACGAGTCCGGCGCCGACGCCAGAGAAGAGACTGATGTGGCTCATGAATCCTCGGGCACCCAGGCGTAGTCAGCAGAGTCGATAAGCCACCGTTCTGCGTCAGGCGGAACGAAGCAGCCTACCCACGCGCCCATCTCCCACGGGCCGAGGTCGATGCCTTTGTGCTCCAATTCGCGCATGCACTGGTCCTTGGACCGCATCGAGATAGGCGTGATGGCCCCCGTGGCACCGACGCCAGCGAAGAGTCCGACGCGGGTGAGCTTGTTGCTCACTTCGCCCCCTTCGTGCCCTGCCACGAGAACTGCTTTCTGCCGACTGGCCTGGTCTTGGGTCGGCTGTCGCAGCCGCAGGAGCGGAGCGTGCCGTTTGCCAGGTTCGGAGCGTGTGCGTTGACGAGACGGCCGCAAGCGCACTTGCACAAACGAGAGTCGTTGCCGCCGAGCGACAACACGGTGAGCCTGCCAAACACGTCGCCGACCCTCACAGTTTCTCCGCAGTGATGAGCTTCTGGAGGTCGTCGACTAGTCCGTAGTCCCAGTCGGCGCGCGTGCCTTGTATCTCGTGAACGACGTTGCCGTAGGCTTCGATGCGCGCCAGCCTGCGCTCCCTGAAAAGCGCCTTGGCGATGGCGTCTTCCAGGTCGTTTTGCAGCCGGCTGTCGTGATTGAGCTTGCTCTTGTACCGGTTGAACACGGCGGCAGCGACTTCAAGGCAGTAGCGCATCTCTTCTTCAACAGTCATTTTCTTTTCCCCACGAGGTTAGCGAGCACCTCTCCAGGAGCCTGGCTCGATGCCCGGTCGGCCTTGTCGTAGATCTCGGTGGTAGCGCGGTTTGAGTGAAGAAGCGCCGCCTGCCGCGACTCAAGTGACACGCCTCGGTTACCAGTCTCGGTGGTGAACGACCTACGCATCGCGTGTGGCGTCGAACGCTCGACCGAGACCCCCACCCGCGCCGCTGTGCGCTTGACGATGTTGTAGACTGTGCCCGGCGAGATGTCGAATAGCGAACCAGACTCGATCTTGCGGTCCGCAATCCAGGCAAGCAGCTCTTCGGCGAGCCAGCTCGGCACGCGAATCGACGCCTGCTTGCCGCCCTTGGCCTTGACGTTCGCGGCCATACCGCCGCCGGGCGCGGGCACGAGCTGTTCGACGGCCAAGGTGGCGACGTTTTTGCGCCGCAAACCCGTGCCGATGAGGACGCAGAGCACGAGCCAGTCGCGCCGGTCAATCCACGTTGAGCGGTTCGGGTAGGCGAGGAGCTTGGCCAGCTCGGTGTCGACGAGCCACGGCGCCTTCGGCGTCGAGTCCACGCGCAGGTTCTTCGCCTCGCGCGCTGGGTTCATGTCGAGGGCCTCGCCGACCACCAAGGCGGCGTACACTTGCTTCAGCACCGAGAGCATGCGCGCCCGCGTCGACTTGGCTAAGCCCCGCTCGCGCATGTGGTTTAAGAACATCTGCACGTGGACCGCACGGGCTTCGAGCGGTGTACCGCCGTGCTCGGCGAGCCACTTGGTCCACACGCCCCAGTCGTACTTGTACGCACGGGCGGTGTCGGCGCTCTCACCAAGGGTCTGCCACAGGGACGCAAGTGCGTCTTCGAGCTTCTCCTCGGGCGTGCGCTTGTCCGCGCGGAAGAGATTGCGAGGCGCAAGTGGGGCAGGTGCGGCCGGTACCAGCGCTGTGGGCTTCTTCTTGGTCATCGGCCAGCGTTACACGAGTCGCTCGATCACGCGGCGCTTGGCGCGCCAGTTCACGTAGACGAAGGTGACCACAGCGGTGGGCGGCGCGGACGTGAGCGCAGGCGCCGGCTGGATTGGCGTCGCCATGGCGTTGTCGATCACGGCTTGCCGTTCCATACAGCCGCGAGCGTCCTTGCATGCGTACACGTTGCCTTGGTTATTGACCTCGCGCAGGTTGTCGGGGCAGCCGCACATGAAGCACTCGATCTGGGGCGCGCTCATCGCATCACCTTCCCCTTCGTGGTCGATTGCAGTCGTCGCAAACAGCTTCGACGACATCGGTCACCACTAGCATGAGCTTCGACTCGGGCGGTTGAGCCCCGCACAGCACGCACCCCGCAGCGAGCGCGAAGATGTCCAAGCTGTCAGGCGAACGTTGACCATCGAACTGATCATGCTGGCCGGCGTGTCCGCGAGGCCGGCAGCACGTACCGGCACCGCAGACGAGGCGCTGGCTACGTAAGAAGCTATCGGCCTCGGCGAGCGTGTGCCCGTGGTCTCGGGCGATGGCGTCGAGCGCCATGGTGAGCACCCTTCGTAGATCGTGCGCCTCGACTTCGAGCAGGTCGGGTAGCTCGCTAGCGCCCACCGCGAATTGCAGGCCGTACTCGTCGATCACCACGCGCGCCGAGCCGTGCGAGAATGTCCTGGTTTTAGTCGCAGCGCCTTGTATGTCGGCCGGCGCGGCTGATCCCTCGCGGCCTTGGTCGTTTTTCATGCGTCCTCCAGATCAACTACTTACCACGTCCGTTTTGGCTTTTAATAGCCATTATCAACAATAAACTCCTTTCAGAAACAATGAACGATATAAATAAGTTAGGTGTTTTTTATGTGGTTCCGCTACTTAGCGCATTAGCTGCCCTAGGAGCGATCGGCGGCCGAAAGCAGCAGCAGACCGTACTACCTGCCCACAGCAAGGCGTTGGCAGGCTTTCAGCCACACCAGGGCGGCCTTCACGCGCACCCTGTCTACCGGCACCTTGGTCCCAGGGTAGTGCTTGAGAGTCGCAAGAGCGGTCAAGGCCGTGTCGCGTTTGCGGGTGTTGCAGACTCGGCACGCCGGCAAGCAGTTGTCGGCCGTGGTACCGCCGCCCAGCGCAATGGGTTGTGCGTGTTCGAGCACCACCCAGGGCGCACCGCAGTACGCGCAAGACCGATCGAAACGATCAAGAGTTAGGTCCCATTCTTCGATGGTCAAAGTGGCCGGCAGCCCCGCTTTTTGCGCACGAACAATCGGTTGGTACAACCTACTCGTCTTGTCAACGGCGACACGTCGGAGTGCGTGACAGGCTTTGCATTGTTCTCCGACCGGCGTGCCGGTTCCGCAGGCACCTGTGCAGCACACCGAGTCCCTGCGCCTCTGCTTGGGCGGCTCCTCTACGGTGATCAGATGGGTCTTCACCCATCTTCGGAAACGGCTGCGATAATGAACGCGCTTGTGGTCTCGTGGTTTCTGACCGCAGCACACGCACAGAGTGTAGGCATATCGGCCGACCAGACGCACGACGCGCAAAGGCTTCGCTTCGCCCGGGATCTCTTGCATGCAGACCGAACACCACCTCACGCAAGACTCCTTCTTGCGACCAGCAAGGCTGCGGTCGCGAGCACGATGGCGATGTCTTCGAACGTCGGCATGCCGTGGAAGACCATGCGCAGACGAGGCCGCACGGCCAGCGCGAGTTCGAGGTCGCCTTCGCCCGTGAACACGCCGTCGATGTCGGCTCCTGGCGGCAACTGCGGCAGCGGCTCCGGCCTGGGCGGACGAGGCTTCTTGCGCCGCTCCAGCTTGACCGTGGTCGAACGCCGTTCCTTCTCCGGTCCCTTACGCGACACGCGCCTGCGTCTCGATGGCGTCGTCATAGCCGCACGCTCTTGTCGGCGAACGAGGCCAAGAACTTCTTCTCCTGCTCATTCAGCGGGCGAAACTCAGCCGACTTCTCCAGGGCCGCCTTGAGTTGAAGCTCCTGATGGGAGTACCTGTAGCCGCGCCGGAAGCCCCAGAGTGCGGCAACCCAGCCGACGAACAAGGACCAGACCGCGAAGATGATGACGTTGGTCACGGGCTACTCCTGGCTGTAGTGGCACTCCAGCTTGGCCGTGGCTCGAATAAACGTGGGCACGATGTCCGGGCTCTTTTCTGGGTGCGCACGACGCGTGAAACGACAGACGAACTTGTCCGCGCCCTTCTCCGCGTCGATGTGGATCGGCACAGACAACGCCGCCGCACCGTACGACGAAGGCATGTCCAGGATCGGGACGAGTGTTTCTCCCATGCGGTGAAGCACCTGAAACGTGCCGTCGACATCGTGGGGTCTGACCTGAAGACCGAACCCGACGATCGTGACGCCGAGGAGCTTCGCCTTGGGGTAGTTGTCGGCTACCCTTTGCCACAGTCCGCTGGCAGTCTGCTCCCCCCTGGTGAAGAAGTGGATCATCGGATCTTGCAAACGTTGCGCGTTTGCAGTCAAACACTCGTGCAGCTCTTCGATCGTTCTGAACTCGCGACTCGCAAGCTCCTTGCCGTAGTTGAGCGTCGACTCGGGTCGCTTCGGCACCGCGATCGGCGGTGCCAGCTTGCCCCAAGCGCCTTGGAACGGCCGCGCGTTGCCCGTGCACACGACGCAGCGGCAGTCCTTTGCGTGGTCAGGGTCGGGCGGCAGGACGCCCGCGAGCTGGCCGGCGTGGGTGAGGTTGACGACCTTCTTTCGACCCCCGCAGTCCGGGCCACACGATCCACACAGCGTAGGCGTGGCGCAGTGAAAGCCCGCCCTACGGGCCTCCTCGACCTCGCGCGCCTTCTCGGCCTTGTGGTTGGTGTGCCAGCCCTCCGCCTCTCCGATGATGCCGATCACGTCGCGCGCCTGACGGAAGGCAGCCTGCGGAAGCACCACGCCGTCGTACTGCGACAAGCCGCTCGCGAATTCACGCGCGGCGCGCAGGGCGTAGGCGATGTCGGACTCGTTGGGCTTGCGTACGGTCATGGCAGAGAGCCTACCACAGGCCGGAGGCAGGTGACAACAAAAATTTGTCAGGGAGCGGACGCCGGCTTCATCGTGTCGTGCAGGAGCTTGGAGCCCTCTAGGCACAGGGCGAACGGATGCTCACGGCACTGCTGGCACTTGTCGAGATGCAGGTGGAACTTCTCGATGCCAGCGTAGGGAATCGGCAACTTTGGCAAGACCTTGGACGTGTTCATCAGTAGACCGTGAGCTTGTGGGCGCCTTCGAGGTGGACGCGCAGGGGACTGTGAAGTGCGCTATTCAGAATGTCGTTGGCTCGGCCGAAGCACGAGATCTCGACAGCAAAGTTCTGCCTGGTCGGCAAGATCTCGTCGATCGGATGGACGCTATAAAAGAGGTCCGACAAGGGGAGTTGTGCCGCAAGACGGTTGCCGATAATGAGCGTGGCTACGCTGTTGTGCAGCGCCTCTTCCAGCTCATCAGCATTGGCTTCAGAGACCGTGGTGTCGACGTACCAGTAGCGAAGGTAGGCCGCCTGATCACAGCAAAGTTGTCCAGCGACCTGAAGGTTGCAGATAACGAGGTTGCCGATGTTGGTGTTGCCGAACAGGCGCGTGCACTGTTGGATCTGAGGCTGTGGTGGATACACGGTTTTACAGCTTTGCCCATACAGGCTGTCCCACCAGTTGCTCCAGCGCGTGACTCGGTTGATGCTCTCGTCCCAGCCGGGCTCGCCGCGCAGCATGTCGTCGATCTTGCGCGCGAACTCGTCGAGGTCTTCGTCACAACGCTTTCTGCCGATGGCCACCAGCTTGTCGGCCGGCGACATGTCCTTGTGGAGGATCTCTCCATTCAGAAGCGAATAGACGCGGTTGCGAACCGCAATCTTGTCGTCTTCGTGGACGTTCGACCACAGCATCTCGGGGTCGGAGACCGAGAGCTGGTCGAGGTGCCACCACCGCATGGCCAGGTGTTCGATCACGAGCTAGACCTTGGGGGGCTCCGGCGTGGGCGCCTTCGGCTTGAGCAGGTTCGCCATGTTGTGGCAGCTCTCGCAGATGGGCGGCACCACGCCCTCGATCATCTTCACCTGCGACGGCGCGCAGCCGCAGTTCGCGCACGCGCCAGGCGTAGGCTGCGGCGCCACCATGTAGGCGAACTTCTGACAGGTGCAGCTCGTGCGCGAACACGCGCCCACGCCGTCGACATGCTCGCGACTCTGGTGCATGCAGCGGCACAGGGAGTCGAGCGGCGGCACCGAGGTCAAGGTCGTCTTGGGCGGCGCCGCCGTGGGCGGCTTCTCGGGTACGGCTGGCGCCGTGGGCGGTGCGTCCATCTTGAGCAGCTCCTTCATCTCGGGGCTGTCGGTGGGGGCTGCCGCTGCCGCCTCGGCGTGCTTGGCCACCAGCACGACCAGCTCCTTCATGGTGGCCGTGAGCCTGTCGATGGATTGGTAGATTGCTATCGCCTCTTCGCTCATCATGAGAGCTTCTCCCAGTTCTTCTTCCAGGACATGTCGATGAGGTGGAGAAGTTTCCACTCGGGCGGCGTCTCGTCTTCGTGCACTTTTCGGTGGTACACCCGCACGCCTCTTACGTTCGGGTCGGCGACGGCCGTGGCCACCACCTCGTCAAGGGCGTTGAGCGGCAAACCCTCGTACGAGATAAACCAGGCCGAGTCGAAGCGAAGCACTTCCAGCTTCACCATGTGTTGAGCGTATAACCTGGGCACAGCGTCTCCTTGTAGTCCTTTTTACAGAACCCAAGCAAGTTTAGAGATCCAGCGCTCCATAATCCATTCGCCAGCCGTGGGATCGCAACCTGCGTGATCGTACACCATCCTCTCGATGACGCGACGTAGCGGCCTTTTGAAGTTGAGCAGGTTGCGACTAGCAGTATCATCTGATTCGCGAGCGCAGCAAAAGGGCTCTCTTACCGCGAAGGCAGACAAGAGAAGGGACGCTTCGGTGTGCGTGAGGCGCACTCGCACCTAGAACTCCTTCTTCTCCTCGATCCACTGGCTGGGCGCGTCGCCGCCACCCTCCAGCCACTCGTCCAGCTCCTCGTAGGCGTCGACGATCTCGACCGCCAAGTCACGGATCTTGGGAAGCACGGTTCGCAGGCCCGTCTTGGCCGCCTCGGTGACGGCGCCGTTCACCACGTCGTTCTCGTACTTCTGCCGCTCTTCACGAAGCCTGCCCAGTGACCTGACCTTCTGACGAAGGGCGCTCAGGAAGACGGTCGGGTCCTTGGCGAGAGCGGTCATGGCATCTCCTTTTTCGAAAAAGCGCGTTCTACCGACCAGCCCCGCGCGTAAAGTCTGCGATGAGTGTTCTGGTAGTTCAGGCCAAGCTCTTCTGCCCATTCGATTAATGGCTTGGTTTGTCCACGAAACGTGACGTAGCGCGTAGTTCTCTTGTTCCTGGCTTGTTCTTTTGGTGTGGCCCAGCGGCAGTTGGGAGGAGAGTAACCCTTGGCGTTGTCTTTGCGTTCGATTGTCATACCGGCCGGCGGTTCGCCCATGTCGGCTACGAAGCTAACGAAACCGCCTCTACCTCTCCAACGCTTGCAAACCGCAATTCCTCGCCCGCCGTAGCTTTTGTTGTCGGCGTTGCGGCAGCGTCCACACATCGTGTTCCAGACCGCGTACAGCCGACTCTTAGAACGCCCGTGCGTGGTGTTGACTGCGGATGCGATTTCTCGGCTCAGGCATTTGCACGAAAGCACTTGGCCGCCGATCAGGTGGGAAGATCTGACCAGTTTTTTCTTCCCGCAGTCGCACAAGCACAACCACGCGATTCGCCCATTCATGCGTTTGTTTGTTTCTTTGATCGCGAGCAGACGCCCGAAGCGTCTTCCTCGAAGATCGACTGCGCGGTTACCTCTACTTATCAAAGTTTCGCCACATTCTGGACGCCTGCGGAAGGGGGTCCGCTGCGTCTCGGTACTTGGCTGACGGCTTACGCGCGTAGTCAACGGTCGGCGTGTCGCTGACCTCGAACCACAAAAGCTGACCGACGGGCATTCCGGCATACACGCGGAGCGACTTTACCACTGTCATCTCCAATGTCCAGTGGCCTTTATATAAAACATCTCCGGTACCAGCCGTGATGTGTATACTCAGACCCAACCTGCCCAAGCTCGACTTACCGTTTAGCACTGGTAGGTGCTTGTTGGACTCCGTGTATTCCAGAGTGGAGGCCAGGTACAGCTCTCCGGGTTCAAGCACGAAACCGGTGTCCGGGATCTGGATATCGAGAGTGGACCTCGCTTCTCGCACACTGAGCGGCTGGTCAGACGGAGTGTAGACACGCAACACCGAGCCGAGGGTCACATCGTAGCTGTTGGTTCCGAGGCGCTCTCGGTCGAACGGACGAATAACGATGTCGCCGGAGTCGATGCAGTCCAGAATAGTCTTGTCGACCAGGGCGGTCACGCGAGCACCGGCTGCGAGGTCGGCATCTTGGCCGGGCGCACCTCGTCGATGGGCGCGTTGAACTTCGCCTTGAGCTTGTCAACGGAGCCGCCGTAGGCGCAGCTCTGGCAGAGCTTGCCCTCCTTGACGATTTGCGTGCCTTGGCCGCCGGGATCGTGAATCGTGCGCTTGTGCTTGTCCTTGTAGGTGTGCTCGGGATGGTAGACGGTCTTGACGATGATGGTTCTCTTCACCATCGTCTCGCACGGCTGGCTCGGTCTCTCGCACTCGTCGCAGATGAACATGTCCTGTCGTCCTCCCCTTGCGGTTCGCAATTACTGGCAGCCCGTGATCTCCCACACCCAAACCGGGTAGCGACTCTCGTCGTGCGGGTCGCCCAGGTCGATGCCGAACTCGACGCGCATGAGGCGCGCGATGAAGCGGCGGGGGAAGTCGTGGTTGTAATCAGTAAGGCCGTCGTCCCCACGGACGCCCGCTTCGGCCTCGTTGCGCATTTCCCTAAGCTTTCCGCGTAGTTGGTGCATGGCGAGGTCGATGGACAGCGCCTCGGTCTTGACGATCCTGCTCCACGGCATGGGGAGCAGGCTAAACAAAAATTTGTTGTGTGTCAAGCCTCATCAGTAGACCACCCGGTTGTTCGGGTATAAAATTGGCCCGATGATCGAGGAACTGACGCGGACGCGGCACGCAGAGCACTCGAAGACATCCGCGCCTGACATGACGTGATCGGGCGAAGCGATGTGCTGGACGACGGTCACGCGTTCACCAAACACGCGACACTCGCATGGCATCGGTATCTTGTGACCCGCGAATATGGTGAACTGGCGGGTATCGGCGTTGTACTCGCAGTCGACCACGGGAGCCCTCCTAGGAAAAATGCGCGTTGCCGGTCTATTCGAGTCGTTCGTGGCTCAAGGGGGGACGCGCGGCTCCCCAAAATCTATTCTGTCTCCGCCTCCGGCGAGCCGGCTCTTGCGATGTGGTGCTTGACCCGGAGGCGCGGATCGCACACCATGCGCCCGTCCAAGTTGTGGACCTTGACGCAGTGGAAGTAGTCCTCGGTGTTGCTCTTGAAGCTGCCATGCCCGTCGGGCACGACCGTGGTCTGGAAGAACGTCTGGTAGTCGAGCGGTGTGCCGCCATCAATCCGGGGCCACTTCTCGCGGTACCACTGTAAACGGAACGCGACGAAGGCGAAGCCGATGCGCGCCACGTCCTGCACGAGCGTTGGCCGCTCCATCTCGGCTGTGTAGCTCGGCCACTGATCGTCGAGGACAACGTTATAGACCGAGTTCTGCCCGAGCCGTACGGGTGCCGCTACCAACGCCACGTTAGGCTGGTTGTGCTCCGCAAGTGTAGTAGCAAGCGCAGCGATCTGGCCGATGAAGGAGCAGTCGGCGTCGAACGACACGTACCAGTCGCAGTCGGTGCCGAGCGCCTGGGCCAAGAGCACGTTACGACTGAGGTCGAGCATGCCGTCGCCCGGCAATAGCACCGTGGGTAGAAGACCGACCTGCGGGCCTGTGCCCGTGAGCTGGACGACGGAGATGAGGAGGCGGGTGTCGACCTGGGAGTGGTACCAGGGGCCGCCGAAAGCGATGCGCTGCATCAGACGCGCGGCGGCCAGGACCAGTGGCCGGGCTTGACTTCGGCCGAGAACGGCACAGATCCCTTGTCGAAGGCGCCACTGACCACGCCGCCTTTTGGCGGCGGCATTACGTGGAGACCAACGAGGTAGCCTCGTTCGTCTGATTCGTCGACTTGCGATCCCTTGATCGGGTTGACTTCGGTGATCATCGCCGCGAACGACTCTCCGTTGAAGTCGTGGCTGTGGTAGAGGACGTTTCGGCACGTACTTGGGCGCATGGTCTACCTCCTTTCTGCAAACGCGAACACCAGACTACGAGCCGGCGAGCTTGACCCGGGGGCCTTCGCCGATCATCACATCCAGGTAGAGCACGTTCTCGGGGGTGAACATGCGACCGAGCACGATGTCCATGCCGGTGCGCTCGTCCCTGCCGGTGGTGAGGATCATGTAGGTCCCCTCCGCCGGCCCGGCGGCGATGGCGCCGGCCACGGTGTTGCCGATGAAGGCCACCTGGGCGGTGAACGCCTTGACCTTCTTGCCGTCGACGCCAGTGACCTCGGGGGCGCCGGCCAGAAGCTTCTCGAAGAGAACGTGCATGGGGTGCTGGTTGCTCATGGCGGTCTCCTAGCCGACGATGTTTAAGGGAACCCAGTCGAGGAACTGCACCTGATACAGCTTGCCGTCCTTCTCCACCTCGACGCACCAGGCACGATCGTGGTGAGCGAGCTTGCGCAGGACGCCCTCGTGAGCAGTCCTTGAAGAAGACGGTGACGTGGCGGTCTTGAAGTTTTTCCAGACTCACGGAGCACCCCCGGCGGTTGCGGATCGCAATTCGGCTTCTATGACTACGTTCAGTGAGGTGTAGACGCGTCGGTCGAGCGCCTTCTCCATCGAGGCGACGGCGGCTTCGATATCGGTGACCACGGCCGCGTACTTGCCGATCATGGTCTTCTCGTCGGTGGAGAGCGGCCTGCCCTGCGGTCGGGTGATGAGGATATTGGGGACGCCAGCCGTCCAGAACTTGCAGAGCGGAGGGCGTGTGGTCTCTGGCAGCCACGGCGCGGTCACGCTGCCCTCCGCCATGGCGAACTCGGTCTCTTCGGGCGGCGGCATCATCCTGGGCTCGACGAAGGTCTGCTTGTCGCGATCGTCGAAAACCACGTTCACGTACCACGATCCCACCGTGCCGAAGAACAGGTGCGCGAACTCGTCCCACGGCGGCATCGCCAGCGGCGTCAAGTGGTGGGAGAGAAGCATCGTCGGGATCACGTCCGGCAAAGCCCGCACGTAGTCGACGGCGAGGCGCGACCAGAGGCTACCAGGCAGAGCGGGCACGAAGGCGCGAACGATCGCAGGAGGTCGGAGTAGTGGCGTCGCTTCGTAGCCCATGAGAAAGGGTGCCGGATAAAAGCGGTCTGGGAGAGCACCCGAAGGTGCATTCTTTACGGAGATAACCCAGAGCCAACGACCCGGCAGAGGAGAGCCTGCCAGGGCGGCAGGGACGTGTCAACTATTATTTGCCGAAGGCGTTGGCGAGGAGGGATAGACCGGCGGCCACGAGGGCGTAGCTCGTCGTGCGCCGGCCGCCGCGTACCGCACCCACGGCGCCGCCGATGACGGCGTACTTGACGGCGCGGCCCGCGTCGAAGTAGATGGCGTCTCCTTCGGGTGCGTCGTCCTTGCCTACCGCCATGAGGGTGGTGACGCCGTGGTGGGACGGGGGCGCGTAGCTGATGATCGGGCGGGGCATCAGCGCTGTCCCGGCATGACGTTGTTTCCGAGCGCTTGTCTCAGCTTCATGTGCATCACTTCGCGGACCTTGTTCCACCTGGCGAGGCGAGCTTCGTCAACGGCGGTAACGCTGCCTGTTGAACGCAAACACTCGTCGAGCACGCCCAGCTCCAGACAAAACAGCTCGTAGTGGGTGAGGCCGGCGTACGCCATGCGCGAGGAGTCGAAGTAGCTGGCCTCGATTGCCAGCTTGCGTTCTGCCTCGGTGGCGCGGCGCGCGTGTTCTTCAGGCGAGCTGTTATTGCGCATCGCAATCTCCTATTCTACGCCGGGGCTCCGGTCGCGTCGACCCACTGCGTGCCGTCCCACCAGATGGGCTGGCCGGTGACACCGAGGCTCTGGTCGAAGACCGATGTCCCGACGTTGAGCGCGCCAAATGGGTTCACCGGCCGCGCAGCTACATTCACGCACGACGCGCCGAATAGGATGTTCTGGAGCGTGGTGCCGAGAAAGCCTGCGTTCGTCGGTAGCGGAGATTGCATACCACCGAAGTTCTGGTAGAGCAGTGTCGATCCTACTGGACCGGTGAGGAAGTCGTTGGCGAACGGGCTCGACCCGAACGCGCCGATGAGAAACACGCCGCCTGCTCCCAGATTGGCGAGCGGTTGGCCGGGTCCTGATTCGTACGTGCCGTTGAAAAGACACGCGAAGATGAAGAACCCGCCAGCCGGCACTTCGATCATCGGTCCCATACCACTGTTGCGTAGGGTGGGAGTGAAATGAAGGATTAGACAATTCGGTGTGCCTGGCGGTGCCGCGTCAAAGGTAAGACACGGACCGCCTGTTTGTGTGCCTTCCAGGATGAGTTGACCAGAGAGCTGCCCCAGGTTGTTCAACACTGCGCCGTCGGCGAACGTGACTACCCTGGCCGAGAAAGACGGATCGGCGGCCAGCGTGGAGCCGTGAAGCTCGTAGGTGCCAACCGGGATCGTTGCGCTGGCGTTCACGTAGATGGTGATGGGCGCGTTCGCAGCGTCGACGAAGCCCATGACTTCGGCCCAGGTCGTGGCGTCGCCTCCCCCGCCAGGAGCCCACAGGATGGAGGAGGCTGCCGCCGCGCCCACGTCCTTGGTCGCGCACACCGACACCACGCCCGTGCCACTCACCAGGCCCATTACGCGCACACGCATGAAGCGGATCGCGCCCGAGTAGTTCACGCTCGCCGGCACCGGACCGGAGAACGAGGCCGCCTGCGAGAAGGTCACGCCGTCTTGACTGATCTCGATGGTGACCGAGGCCACGAGCCCGGCGTAGAGGATGGTCTTCTGTTGCCCGAAGATGGACACGTCTACAGGGGCGCCCACGCCGTCAACCACGGGTACCGGCAGCGCGGCCATGTTGGAGGCCGTGCTATCGGCCGAACCGACGGAGAGAACAGGGGCGCCTGATTGGTAGCCTGAGACAACGGCGCGGATGAACAGCGCCGCGAACGGCTTTCGGATGTCGTTCGCGACAGTGAGCGTGGTGAGCTGGACCCAGTTCACGCCGTCGTTTGAGATCTCGATGTTGATCGTCGCTTCGAACGCCCCCACCAGCGAGAACAGCTTGTCGTAGCCCAGCGCCGAGGTGTCGACGGGTGCGCCTGCGCCGTTGCCGGCAGGGACTGGAATGTTCAGAAACGCGTTTGCCATCGAGAATCTCCTTTCAGTACGTTGTGACTCGCAACTAGTAGCCGCGCAGGGTGATGGTCGCGCCGAGGAGACCGTCGACGAGCGCGCCGGTCTTCACAGCTTGGAGGGAGATTTTGGTGGCGCTGGCGAGATCGACGTTCACAAGCGCGCTGTTGCCCGCTGGCGCCCCGGCCGGCAGCGTGAGCGTGAGCAGGGACGGAACCCCGTCCACGACCAGGGTGTAGACGACGTTGAAGCCCGAAGCGTCCGGGTTGTTGTGCCGGCCTTCGAGACAGTACGCGGTCTTGGTGCCGCCGTTACCGAGTTCCTTGTCGTTGGTGAGACTGGCAGTCCCCGTATCGTAACCGGGTGTGAGGAAGCGAGTGTCCGCAGCCGCGCCGACATCGGTGTTGCCCCAGAACATCACCGTTTGGTCGTCGTGCGCTGGAAGTTTCATGCCGCCGCCGACTACGACCACGCCGTTGGTGACGAGATTCTTGTTGGTAACGGCGTCGACGAAGATGACACCGCCGCCTGCGATGGTGAGGTTCAGGGTGATTTGACACCCGAACATTCCGCTACCCGCGAGAACAGAGCCGCCCTCGAAGTTGGTGAGCGCGCCAAGGAAGTTGCTGTTCTCGACGAGGCCGCAACCAGCGAAGTGGGCGGCGCCGAAGAAGGATACGTGTTCTGCTTGGAGAAGCGGACCGGTGAAGCAGATCGCGTCGCCCACGATGATCACATCGCTGAAGACGAAGCGGATGGTCGGCGAGTCGGTGGTTGTGTTCATGCCGCCGTCGACGCGCATCGAATGGAGCCACAGCGTGTGGGGACCAGCCGGGCCACCAGGCGCAGGCGGATCACCTCCGAAGGCCACGGCTGAAACTACGATGTCGCCCGAGACGCGCCAGCAAGTCGGTACGGGGGGAGGGCCGCCGAAGGCCACGTCTGGATCGAGGGCGGTGAACGAGACGTACGATTCGGAGCCGAACTCGCCGGTACCCACGGTGGACCAGAACACGTTACGCGGCACCGTGGACGAGCCGTCAGGGTTCACACCGTCGCCGATGGTGACGTGCCCGAGTGCGACGAGGGTCACCTTGATCGCCCAGGCGAACACGCTGTTGGGGATGCTGATGTCGGCGTCATAGCAGCCGGGCGCGACGAAGATGGTGTAGCTCTTCTGCGCCTCGATCGCGTCGCCGGCCTGCGGCGTCATCGAGTCGAGCGCGCCCTGGATGGTGAGCTTGGGCGTGCTCGGGTTACCGTCGTCGGCAGCCGTCGGATCGATCGGGTTCACGTAGATGCCGACGCCAGAGCGCGTGGGCGTGCCGGCTCCAATGAGGAACGGCCCGGCCATCGGAACGAAGGCTCCGGCGCTGCCACCGCCGCCACCGCTGGAGTCGACGATGGCGCACATCGACACAGCGGCCGTGCCGATGACGAAGCCGGCGACACGGATACGCACCTGTTGGATGGCGCCGCAGACGTTGACGTTGGCCGGCGTCATGCCGGAAAACGCTGCCGCCTGCGAGAAGGTCACACCGTCTTGGCTCACCTCGATGATGATGGAGGCTTCCATGCCGCCGTCGTAGATGAAGGTCTTGTTCTGACCCATCGCCGAGACGATCACGGGCGCTCCGACACCGTTGCCAGCCGGCACCGGCAGAAGCGCGATCACCGAGCCCGGGTTGTCCGAACCGACCGACAGATCGGCGGCGCCGGACACGTAGCCGACCACGTTGGCGCGAACGAAGCCCGCCGCGAACGACTTCTTGATGTCGCCGGGGGCCACGAAGGTGGTGAGCGGAGACCACAAGACACCATCGTTTGAGATCTCGATGTTGACGGTGCCTTCGAACACGCCCGTCATCGAGAACCGCTTGAGGTAGCCCAAAGCCGCGATGTTGACCGCTGGGCCAGGGCCGTTGGAGGTCGGAACGATGATGTCGAGAAACACGTTAGCCATTTGCTAGCTCCTTGTGAGTCGCGACTACGGCGTGACGACGATCTTGCCTTTCGGCAAGTACGGCTTGCCGGTGGACGGGTTTATCTCGGTCTGAAGGGCCGCCACCGTGTCATCAGCGAGCGCTGTGAGCCCAACCATCCCTACGGGCAGATTGATAAACGGGATCGGCGAACCCCGGGTAACGCCACTCCCGTCTTGCTGCAAGCATACGCCGGATACGGTGAGCGCCTGGGGGTCGACGCCACTGATGACGAGCACGCACTTGGTCACATCCGGCTGTTTTTCCGGGGTGTCGTAATCGACATCGACATTCATTTGGGGTTCCTTTTCGCTACGTTGTTTAGCGTGTCGATCGTGTACTGGGTGAAGTCAACCCCGTACTTCTGAGACAGCTGGAGGCGCAGTAGGGTCTGCTCCGTCTTGAGCGCCGCTGTCTGAGCGGCGAGCCTCTGCTCCTGTTCGTGCTGGAGCAAGATGGTGAGCACGTCTTCTCGGGCCACCAAGAAAGCCTCGGGCGGCGCAGGCGGAACGAGAGGCGCCTGCGCTGGAAGCGCGCCGGTTGCCGGGATTGCGGGAGCAGAGTTTTCAATTTTGTTGTAGTCCATGATTTCTCCTCAGCGCAAGCCTATCACAATAGCCGGATGGCCTGCTTCGAGCCCTCCAAGAACGCCAGCACGTCGGCGGGATCGTAGGAATCAGGAGCACCACGGATGCCGGATGGGATGTTGCGGACGACGATGCCAAGGCTGCCCGCGACTGGGGCGATGGCGATGACATCGGCGAACGTCAGTCCATCCGATGTCAGCGACATAGAGGCGGCGCTTAACGGCGTGAGTGGTAGGTTGCTCGCCATGAGCTATAGCCGCTTCATCAGCACGCGTAAGGTCGCGTCGGTTGGGGTGCCGGTCTCGACAGCGGCGATGCTGACCTCAAGTCGGGTGCCGGCAGGTACCACTACGATGTCCGGCAACATGGCAGTCACCAGGCGGTTGTTACCCGAGGCGGCGGTGACCGTGGGCCGGTTGGCGGGGGACGTGTAGAGCGTAGCGGCAGCGGCGCCACCCGCACCCTGTAAGAGATCGAAGACCGTCGACCCAGCGAGGCCGGCGAGGCGACGCCACAGTCCGACTTCGATGATCTGGTAGTTGTTGGGGGCGGTCGGCAGGAAGAACGCACTGTCAATAGACGTGACGGTGAGGACGGCGTTGACCCGCCATTCCGCGATGATCTGACCGAGACTCATGATATACCTCGCTGCGGCTTACGCACTTGTAGTCACCTGCTCGTACCAGAGGTCGGCGGCCCAGTGGATGGTCTGGGCGGCGATGCCGGTAACGGTCACGCGCACGTTGTTGCCGGACACGTCGAACGTCGCCGTGAGTCCGGCGACGGTTCGGCTAACGAACTCCACCGAGGGTGATGCCGCGTCGATGAAGGTTGCTACGCCGGCAGCCTGCCGGAACACTCCGGCAGCGAGGATGTACGCGCCACGGTTCACGCCGCCTGCGTCGCGCCCAGCGACCTTGGCCCACAGGATGTACGTGGTGTTGTCGAGCAAGGCGAGGGTGATGATCTGCGAACTCACCGCCCCCACCGTCGTTCCTGTGCCGTGAGCCATCTGGCCCTCGGAGTTGGCGAAGCCGGCGCCCTGGCGCTTGTAGGCAAGCAGCGGTGATACGCCGGTACCGTTGGTGGCCGGCACGACGCCGATGCCCTCGCGGCCGTCTACGGTGCGGACATTGAGGATGGCGCCGGCCGTGCCGGTAAAGCGCCAGATTTCACCAGTGCCCAGCCAACTCGTGTTGACGAGACGGCCGGTGCCTGTCGCAGTCTCGGTGACGTTGAACACATGACCCGTACCAGATTGTGAAATTGTCCACACGTTGCCCGACGTGTTAACACCCATTGTGATTGAGCACAGGTCGCCTGCGGTAGCTGCCGCCGGGTTCTTTGCCATGGAAAGCAGAAGTCCGGTTGACCCGGTGATGTTGTGTTGAAGCGCCAGCATCGTGCCGGTGTGGGCGTTGGGAGCCTGGTCGCTAAAGCTCGCGCCGGCACCACTGCCGCGCATGATCATCAAGATGCCGGTGTCAGTTCCGCCTGCGCCCCCGGAGATGATTTCAAGGCTGATGCCGGTGAAGTTGATGTTAGAGCTGAGACGGAAGATCGTGCCGCCCGTCGCCACCGTCGGAAGTCGTGTCCACGAGGTGGAGACGCCGGCCGTGTTCGAGCTGTTGTTCCACGAGAACGGCGTCGCGTTGGTACCCGAGTGTGACCAGGAAGCGACCTGACCCGCGCCCGTCGCGAGCAAGTTTAATATCGCGCCCGCGCCTGTGTTGGTGACTTGGATGACGTTGCCACTGCCTGACTGCGAGATATTAGCGACTATCCCCGTCGTATTGGCGCCGTACACGATGTTGATCCCGGTGCCGGCAGTCACCACGCCGGGGGTGCGTGTCAATGCCCAACTTGTGGCCGCGCCCGCGCTGTGCGTGATGGCGAACGGAGCACCGCTGCCGCTGTGGCTGATGTTGATGCCGGTGCCGGTCGTGCCGACAGCCATCGATACGTCAATACCGATGCCGCCGCCCGCAAATGTGCGGGTGACCATGATTGAGTCTTGTGGGGATGCGCTGGACGACACCTCGAATGACGGCGTGGTCTGAGCGGCCACATCGAGAATACGGATGCCGCCTCTGACTGCCGCGAGCTGGATGTTGACTGGTGTGCCAACCGAGGCATCGTACGCCTCTTGCAGCGTGGTGATGCCGTCGAGCGAGAAGTACGCGCCCCCGTTCTCGCTGATCTGCCACTTCTGGGCGACCTCGTTGTAGCGGATACGCCCGGTTGACGCGGCCGACACGGGCGCGGTTGAACCTGAGTCGCCTTCGAGGAATGCGGCGGTGCCGCCGTCGTTTAGCGTGAGATTGCGAATCACAACGGCGCTGGCCGGTGCGCTCTGCACCGCGAGTGCGATGTTGCCGGCATTGTCGACGACAGCGAATAGCGGGTCCGGCACGCCGGGAGCGCCCAGGATGCGAATACCACCGTTGACCACGGAGAGCTGGATGTCGACAGGCACCCCGGTCGAGGCGTCGTATGCCTGCTGGAGCGTGTCCGAGCCCGATGCGGGATCGTTCACCGCCGATACGCTCACCGTGACCACGCCGCTTACAAAGCCGATAACGGTGGTGCGGATAGACTGGAGCGAGCACTCGAACGAGCGTGCAGCCGGAACCGGCCCGGAGAAGGAGGCCAGCTCCGAGAACGTCACACCGTCTTCGCTGATTTCCACGATGACGGTAAGGTCGGTGTACATCGTACCGCCGCTGTAGAGAACGGTCTTCTTCTGGCCGAACGCCGAGATGTTGACAGGTGCGCCCGTGCCGTTGCCGGGCGGTACTGAAACGGCGGCGGTGAGCGTGCCTGCGTCGTCGGAGCCGACTGCCATGATGGCTGCGCCAGAAACGTAGCCGGCGACGTTGGCGCGCACGAACATGGACGCGAACGAGGTGCAGATGTCGCCTGGGACCACCAGCGTGGCGATCGGGTTCCAGGTGATGTTGTCGTTCGAGATCTCAAGCGTGATGTTGCCGATGAGGTTTCCGACGACCGAAAACGACTTGACCCAGCCGAACGCCGAGATGTTGACGGCCGCGCCAGGCCCGTCGGCGGAGGGTACAGGGATGGCTAGGAACAAGTTGGCCATAGGCCGGGTCTCCTCGCCATCCTAGGACGGCGTGTTATGCGTCGTGAGCGCGATTGTTCTCGATTGCGACTCGCCATTTGCACAGGCCCATGCCGAACTTCAAGGCACCGGGCGTGTTTCCAGCCTCGGGCAGCTCCCAGGTACAACCGAAGGTCTCGACCGAGATGCCGCGCGTGTTGTCGTACTCCATCTTCTTCCTCGACGACACGATGCGTAGCGCGTGCGGCTTCTCCGGCGTCGAGCACACCGGGCAGATGATGTGCAGCATCAGCTCGGACTTGCCAGCCGAAACCGGCATCTGGTAGAGGTCGCCCTCCAGCACGAACTCGCCGTACCGGCCCGAGTAGCGGATCATCGGGTGAGCGAAAGCGTTCTGGGTGAGACGGGTCGTGGACGCGATGCCTTTCTCCATCGACCCTTGTGTCCGTACCAGGCCATCTCCGGCGATGAGATTCAGCTCTTCCTTCTCGGGATCGAACGCTCGCGACTTGGGCATGATTTCCTCCAGGATTGCCGCTATGTTACTGCGCCGCCGACTTCTTGCGACGCAAAAGTAGAAGTGCGAGCAGACCCGCGCCTCCGAGAAGGAGGTAGGTGCCCGGGATGCCGAAGAACGAGGTCTGGGGCGCAAGCGGTGCACCGCCGCCTTCGCTGCTACCGCTCTCGCCGCCCTTGGGCGCCGCTGGGGGCTTATAGCCGGGCTTGTATTGCGCAGCCTCGGCCGCCGCCGCAGCGGGATCGGCGTAGGCCCTGGCCGTCGCCTGGGCACGCGTCTCGCCTTCTCGCTGCACGTACTCGGTGGCCTTGGCGCCGGCCCTGTGGTCGCGCACTAAGGTGACAGCGCCGAGACCGCTCAGGCGTCCATCCTTGATGTAGCCCATTTACCTGCCTCGCTTCTTGCGCGACCGCAGGTAGAGGAAGAGGGCCAAGGCACCGCCCCCGAGCACGATCGGGCTCTTGAGCATACCGCCACCGCCACCACTCGGGCCGGGCTGGTTGCCGAACATCTTGGTGGCAAGCGCTTGAAGGCCAGCGGAGATCGATTGGCCCTCGCCGCGCACCGCAGACTGAGCGCCGCCTCCGCCTTCCTTCTCGAAGCCGGCGCCTACGCCTCTTAGAACGTAGCTCATCTACTTGCTCCTCTTCTTCTTGCCGAACAGGAGGTAGGCGGCCACCAGACCGCCGCCGATCATGAGCAGGGTCTTGTTCGACATGCCCGGCTTCTGGACGAGAGCGGCGGTTGGAAGCGGACCAGCTTTGGTCACGGTCACACTCTCGGTCTCCAGCTCCTCGCCGCCCCCACCACCCCCGCCGCCTCCGCCGCCGCCTCCGCCGCCTCCGTATGAAGGCATAGCGACCGGAGGCACAGGATTGAGCTGCGTCGGAGGCGGCACAAGGGCCTTCGACCAAGGCGGCGGCGCGATGATTTGAAACTGGCCCGGCGAGAAGCGCACGGGCGCCCTGGGCGCAATGCCCACCACGACGAGCGGTGGCGGAACCATCGTGGTCCGCACCGGGCTCGTGAACGTACGCAGCGGCGACGGGCGGACAATTGGCCCCGGCGTCAGCGGGCGAGGCGACAGCGGCCTGGGTGTCACGGTGAGCGGCTTGGGCTTGGGCGGCGTGATGATCGCCGCATCCAGGCTGGCCACTGCTCTGGTCCTGTAGTAGCTCATGCGCGCTTCCTTCCAAAGAGGAGGTAGGCAGCGAGCAGCCCACCGCCGATCACGAGTAGGGTCGTGGTCGGCATGCCTTCCTGTCCCGGAGCGAGCGGCTTGCCGGTGACCGTGGCCAGAACAGGTCCCTGCTCGGTCACGGCCACGTTCTCGGTCTCGACCTCCTGAGAGGCCGCCGGAGGTCCCTGGGGGCCGTCACCGCCGCCGCCGCCGCCACCACCACTCTGTTGGGAGGTTTGCGGACCGGACCCGCCGTTCACCATCGGTTGCGGCTGGCGCACCAGCATGCCGATAACCGAAGAAGGGCCTGTGGGCTGCGGAGCGCCCACGGTCGCTGTTACAATCGGGACCACCATTGCCGTGGTCCAGTGATAAGCCCCGTCCCTCGGCCCCTTGTACTGCTTCCATCCACCGATTCCGATGTTGGCCTCGTTCTTTTTCTGCTCGGCCTCAACCTTGCCGTACGGTCCCTTCTTGATGGGCGGTCCGTCTTTCTTGGCGCTGCTTGCTGATGGACCAGAAGAGCTGCTCGACTTGCCGTAGCCCCGCCACTTCTGTACGTACACGTAGAACTGCGGCTCCGTTGCGCCGAGCGCCGCCATACCGCGCGTTCTATAGTGTCCGAGACCCAAGTAGCTCATGCGCGTTTCCTTTTTTTGCCGAACAGGTAGCCCATGTAGAACGGGGCACCGAGGACGGCAAGAATACCCACGGGTACGACCCAGGGGTTCTCCCTGTAGAAGAGGAAGCCCTTGAGCGGTGTGACGGCGGACGAGAGACCGATACCCTTGGCCGGCACCTTGGCGCCGCCCTTGGTGGTGGCGTTCAGACGCAGGACCAACCTCGTGACCTCGGGCAACGCCGGGTCCTCGATCACCTTGCCGGCGGCTTGGAGAGCCTGTCCGGCGGTGTCCAGGACGCCGCCCTGTGCTCGGTAGCCGCGTCTGTAGTCCGCCAGGTAGCTCATTGCGCTTCGCAATCCCTTCTTGTTTTCAACCCCTCTGGTCGTCCGTGCCTAATTTCGGCCAGCTCTCCGGTTGTCTCTGGTCGTCCTCGCCACGGACGACCAGAGGGGTCGAAGTTGTTAGAACGCCGGGCCGTGCTTGGGGCCGAGACGTGCCTTGGTCATGTGGTACTGGCCCTTGGCCGTGCCCCACAGCTCCTTGCGCGCCGCCGGGCTCTTGTAGAGCAGGTACGCGAGCGTGCCCGAGATGAGGAGCGCGCCGGGCCGGCTCGTGATCACGTCGATGAGCGTGCCGATGACGCCGCCTGCGGTCGCGTCGCCTGTGGCGTAGAGCCGCGCACCAGGGTCGAGCATGTACGAGCCGTCGCCGACCGGCTGCCCACCACCTCCGCCCGACGAGCTGCCACCCGGACACGGCGCCTGACCAGGACGACCGCACGTGGGCAGCGTGGCCGGTCCAGGCACAGGTCTGCCGGGTGCGCGGCCCCCATACTTGTTCGGCTTGGGAGTGGTACCTGAGCCGGCTCCACCGACACCGCGAAGGACGTAGCTCATTTGAAAACCCCTTTCTTTCCAGCAAATACGGCCAGACCCAGGAGTGCGGCCAGGCCGAGGTAGAGCTTGATGCTAGATCCGCGCGGAATTCCGTCTCGCGCCATGAACTCGTCGACGATCATCAGAAGCTCGGAGGTCTGGTTGATGGCGACCTGAATGCCCGTGAGGTTTCTAGCGAACTGGAGCTTGCTGGTGTTCTTGCTGCCGCCCGCTGCCAGGTACGCCGTGAGCACGCCCCACGCCGCCTCGAACTGAGCGAGCTGCTCCGCTGGCCACGCGATGACATTTGCGCCGGGCCACACCATCGGTACAATGGCGCGACTGAGTGCGAGGCGACCGGCCGGGTCGGCACCCGGGCCGGTGAACGTCTCGTCGCTCGACGGCAAGATCTTCATCACCGTCGGAGAGTTCTTGAGTGTCTTCGGCTGCGCTTTGAGCAGGCTCAAGAAGTCGCCGATGGCCGAGCGCGCGGCGATGATCGCCTGGCGGTTCGCCGACGGTGAGCCCACTGCGCCTGTTGAGATGTAACTCATGATCGCCTCCTTACAGGTTGACGATCCGGTAGCCGGGCAGACCCACGACCAAGATGCCTGCGGTCGGCGGGATCGCCGAATCGAACAGGATGTTCTCGTAGGTCGGGATGAACTGGATTGGCGTGTTCGGCGTGTAGAGCGTCGGCACCGGCAAGGGGATCATGTTGTCCGGGCGCGACAGGAGGCCAGCCGACACGGGGAGGTTCTGGAAGTTGCGCACAGAACCGCCGTCGGAGACCTCGTAGCTGAGATCGATGATGTCGGTGTCGACCACCTGATCGGGCAGCGGCCACGACGAGACCGGCCGCCAGCGACCCAGGTTCGTGGTGGCGGCGGGCGCGCTCGGACGCCACATCGCCAGCGGATAGTGGGTCTGGATGAACGGGCCGTCCTGGGAGACTAAGAAGCTCATCGCCAGGCCGCGCTGGTGGTTCTGCGCGATGGTGAACTGCTGCACCTGCGACAAGGTGAAGTAGATGCGCCGGCCGGGGATCGCGTCGATCTCCTCGGTGACCGTACGCGGACGCGACGCCGCCATGAGCCGGACCTTCTCCAGCTCTTGCTTGGTTCGGATGATCTCGTTCTTGAACGGCGTGAGGAGCTGACGAATGAGCGCCGCAGTGGCGTTGTCGATCTGCATCGCGATGTCTCCCTTCCCGGGGTGGGTTGGCCGAAGCCACACGGCTTGCGCCGGTTGACAGGATTTCAAGCCCAGGAAGACAAACAGTATTGCGAGTCGCAACTGATTCTTGGCGCTACTTCTTCTTACGCAGCGGTTTTAACACCGCGTCTTCGTCACTCCAGCCGAGTCGTTTGCGCTGAAGGATGGTAGCTGAGTGATAACCCATGCGCTCGGCCCACTCTGCGACACAGAGTGTTTCACCGCGTACCGTGAGCAGCGTGTTGCTGCGTCTATTCCTAGCTTGATCGGTAGGAGACCCGTACCTGATATTTCCCGGCTCGTAGTCCCTGTCGTTGTCGATCCGATCGAGCGAGTAGCCTTTTGGTTTGGGTCCGAGATTCTCGACCACGTACGCTTCAAACGCGTTGAAGTCGAGCCACTCATCACACACACGTACTTGTCGACCGACGTAGAACGGGCTGCGCCGGCATCGGTCGTGCATCGCGTTCCAGAGCTTGTACAGCTCTGTTCGTTTACCGACCCGCGACTGACCGTGGGTCGTACTGCGGGCAGCGATAACATCACGACGAAAGCAGCCGCAAGAACGGACATTGCCGCTCCGTACGTCACTCTCACGCGCCTTTTTGATTCGCCCGCAGTCACATTTCGCCTCGATCATTCGCACCGATTTGCCGGTGCCCGACCTTTTGTGAAACAACCTTCGTATCGTCAGCCGTCCTAACGTATCGCCAGGCCCCATGGTAGCCCTCTCTTTCTACAGAGAAGGCTACCATGGAATCCCGACTCTGTGTTACTGAACGTCTCTGGTCTGCAATCCATCGATGACGAACATGATCACCTTCTGATCGTCGGCGGCGCCAGCGTTCAGGTTGGTGAGCACGTTGGTGGCGCCGACGGTGAAGAACTGCGCCTCGACGGCGAAGTTCTGGCGCACCGGCACCATGATCGGACGGGCCAGCTTCAGGATCGACTCCTGGGTGGGGTCACCCAGGTTGAAGATCGAGCCCGACGTGTTGGCCGCGAACGCCTGGGCATCGAAGCCCCAGACGCCGCCGCCCGACGGGTAGTACCAGCAGGGCGCCTGGAACAGCGGCTTGTTGCCGATGGTCAGGGTGAAGTAGAGCTGCGACGCGACCTGGAGGTAGTTCGAGCGGCGGTTGGTGCCGTCGAAGTACAGCCAGGCGCGCAGCGCCAGGATGACGTACGTCTGATCGCTGGCCAACTGGCCGGCGACCTGAAGGTTCGTCAACGATAGATTTCCCCAAATGTTTCCGACAGTCAACCGTCGGAATCGCCGCTGTTTAGACGGCGCTCGGGCTTTTGCCCGGGTTCGGACTATGTCTTCACCCTCTCGCCGCCGACAGCGGCAAGGTGGGGTGCTGGGCGCTCGTGGCCGGGGTTATTGCTGGCGCTCACCCGGCTAGTCTCTAGACCTTCCGCAGAGCCCGACGTGCTGTCGGTGCCCTCTGCGGCTTGGCTCGGCGTTACCTGGCTCAGGATGACGATTGCCTGAGCACGGGCTTCACCGCTGCCGTGACGGAGTTCGGTTGCCAATCTCGCCAGCTCCAGATCACGCAGGGTGGCCTTGTGCCACGGTGTGATCAGAAGATGCGATAGATAGTCAAGGCAAAGGTCTGCCTCGATCGCCTTCGTCCGAACGAACGGTCGAATGGTTCTCAGGAGCGTGTTGATTGCCCCCTTCGAGCTGAGTTCGACGCGCCAGAGCGGACGAGCGCGAACAACCTTACGGCGCTCCTCTCGGAACAACACGCCATCGGTGGTTCCCAGGATCTCCGCGATCATGCCGGCCGCAGTAACGATCGTTTCTCGATCGGCCATGGCTAGCTTGAAGTCGCAGCGCACCTGGAAGTACGGCCCGTACTGAACGGTCTCGCCAGTCCTGCGCGAAACCCGGGTCGCCGTGTTGTCGGACCGAACGGCGAGGTACAAACACCCCTCTCCGTCGATGAGTCCGGCCAACCACGCGATGTCAGTGTCCTTGAGCATTACCCTCACTCTATCACTTCAGTTTTATTCACCCAGTACCAACCAGGCATTACTGCCCGGCGACGCAGGACGGCTTACAGGCCGTTTACGTTGGCGTTGCCGAACAGACGTGAGGTCTGCTGGATCGGCGTGGCCAGGGGACCCGTGGTGCGGACGAGCGTGTCCCAGAACGGCTGGTGCAGACGCTCCTTGACTCCATGAAGACGTGGCATAGTGACCTTCCTTTCTGTTTTAACTTCGGTCCCCCTATTTGGGGTGACTCAGGGCGGGTGTCTTCCCGACCGTTTGAAGTTGTGCTTCGCAAGATTCAAACAGGAAGGTCAGACAAGAAGGTCAATCAGTATGTCTGCACGGGGCCGGCGCTTATTCCGCCCAACGGGCCATCGCGCCGGCCCCGGTGTAGTAGTAGGTTACCGAACCCCCCAGCCGCCCGCGAAGATGCCCTGGTACAGGCGATCCTTGCGGTCCGACGCGGGCGTCCAGCGGGGCACCTGCTCGACGAACGAGCGCTGCGGCACGGGCGCGAGCATGCGCTGGGTGGGAACCGGCGCGTTCATCACGGCCGACCCGCCCATCTCCTGCTCCAGACCCAGCTCTTCCTCGGCGGACTGGCTCATGTCGCCGAGTTCCTGCTCCAGGGCGCCGGTCTCGATGTAGTCGCCCATCTCCTGCTCCAGACCGGTCTCGATGTACTCGCCGGTCTCGATGTACTCGCCCATCATGGCGTTCGAGTACACGTCGGACGAGTCACCGAGGTACGCCTGCACCTTAGCCGGCGCGTACGCCTTGATGAGCTGGTCGACGAGGTTCACGCCGAGGCCGACCATGATGCTGGAGTTGTGGCGACCGAGGAACGCGACCTTCTTGGCCGCGAAGCCCTGGGCGACGATGAGGAGGGTGCCCAGCACCGGACCACGGTGGCGACCAAGACGGCTCACCATCGGGACCCTCTCGGAGATCTTGCCCGAGATGAACCGCGCGCCGTAGAACGACAGCGCGATGGGCACCGCCGCCTTGACGACGCTCACCACCGTGCCGACGATCCCGCCCGGGTTCGAGCGCATGCGGTAGTGCCGCATGAACGACTTGGCCGCGCCGCGACCGCGCCGCTTCTGGTGGCGGATGGTGCGACGCGCCCGACGCAGCGAGCGCACGCCGTAGTGACGACGGCGACGCGGGTTGCGACGACGGCGATGCGACGGGTTCGACTTCATTCGGTAACGGCGCATGTAGGCGCGGGCGCGCTTGCCGCCCCGGCGCTTGCGCTGGTAGCGGATGGCCTTGCGTGCACGACGCAGCGCCTTCACGCCGCGTCCCCGGGTGGGGGCACGACGGTACTTGCGACGACGCGTGCCGCTCTTGGCGGCGGCGTGACGCTTGCGCGTGCGAGCCGCCTTCTTGCCAGCCGCAACTCGCTTGGGCGACTTGCGGTGGTGAGCGAGCTGCGCCTTCCTGTGCTTGGCGTGCCCCTTGTACATCGGGTTCCGACGCTGACGGTGGCGACGGATGGGGTTCGCGTGAGCGCGCCGCGCCCGACGGCGACGGCGGCTCGGAGACGGATTGCGATGGGCGCGACGACGACGCTTCATGCTTGAACCTCTCTTTTTGGGGTTTCTGACGGTCACCGTCGTCACTTTTCCACGGCGACGTACGGACACCTTGTGATCTCGGAACGAACGGCGGGCCTTGGCCCGACGAAGCTTCTGCTGCTTCTTGGCGTGTGCCTTGGCGGCGGCACCGAAGAGACGGAGAGGGCCGCCCGGGTTTCTCCGCCTGCGAGCATTGGCCTTGGCCCGAGAAGGTGTCCACGCCGAACCCGGCATGGTGCGCGCCACGGGCCGAACCTGGGTACGTCTGGCCCGCATGCCGCTCGGGCTCGTGGCCCGGCCGGTCTGCGAGGCGGCCCAGGAGCGGGTGACGCGATGCGCAGCGTTTCTGCGCTTTCGCGGTCGACTCGGGTTCACGTACCAGATGGGCATGCTCTCTCCGTAGGGTGACGGACCGCCAGTAAACGACGCAGTACGGGCGACCAGCTCGTCACCACTGACCGGAGAGTGCAGTGGCGCTTGCGAGTCTAAATTTGAACTCAGACAGTACTTTGTGTCAAGCAGAATTGCGAACGAGGATTACTTGCCCAGAAGTATCTTGAGAAGACCGGCCATGGAGGCGACGAGCGCGAGGACGGCCGCCGCGCCTACCCATACGCCGGATAGCTTGTGCCTGGCCGCTCCGTGCTCACCGATCGTCTTGCCCAGCTCGGCTTGCTTGGTCTCGATGAGGTGAATGCGCCCAGTGTGATCTTCCTGCCGGGTGGAGATGGCGGCCTGAGCCTCGCGGACGTTGCCCACCTCTTTGCGCACCTCGCGCACCTCCGAGTGAATGGCGAGTAAAAGCCCGTCTCGGTTTTCCTCGTTCATCCTACGATACCCACGTCTTTCACGATGAGGTTGCCGCCCCAGATCACGGCCAAGCATTCGGCCGTGTCCCCCGCCGTGTCGATGACGAGCAGTGCCTTGCGATTGGGCACAGCATAAAGCTCTGGCAACGGACGCCCGACCTTGGCCTCGATGGGCTCGCCGTCCGGTTGCGTGTACGAATAGCCCAGACATCGACCAAGCATGTACACCGCCTTGGCGTCCGTGATCCAGTGAGGCAGGCGAACGCCGGTCTGGCAGCCAGGGTTTGCGACCCGAGCCGCCGCGTCGGTTCGACCGATCATCACACCTGGGTCGTGGTCGTGGAAGTAATCGCTCGACTTGTTCTCCCACTTGTCCGATCGGTAGAGGGTCTGGACCATCTCTCCCACCACACACACCGTGGTCGGAATGACGAGGTTCATCTCGCCGATCTCGCGCGGCTCCCAAGCGTGGAAGTCCTCGTAGCCGTCGATCGCCTCCGCCAGCTCGGGCGGGGGCTCGCCGGGGTTCACACGACGGTGCGTCATCGCCGCTTCCTTCCGCCGAAAAGCCACCACAGACCGCCCAGGATCGCGGCCACGCCGAACCCACCGCCGGGGACCTCGAAGCCGCCCAGGCTACCGCCGTTGCGGGTCGCAATCATGCCGCGCGCTTGCTTGCCCTCGCCGACCTTGCGGGCGTTACCGGGGAGCTGCCAGCCGGCATCGGTAGATGAGAGGCCAAGCGCTGCCGTGGCGCCGCGACCCGTGAGGAACTGAGGGTCAGGGTTCTTGGCGGTCTGCTCCGGCGTCTCGTAGTAGTCGTAGACGCCGGTCTCGGGCCTGTAGACGGAGTAGATCACCTGCGTCCCCCCCACCACAGTACGACAATCAGGCCGAGCAGAGGAACGACAAACGCCTCTGGGATGAAACCCCCGGGCTCTGTCCACCAAATATCATTCTCGACCTTCATGTCTTACCGCCGTGTTACCCGCACTCGTCCCGAGCCGAACACCTTCGGGTAGAGGAGGATGGCGCCCACGACGAGCGCGCCAATGCCAAGCGGGCTCTTCACCACGTCCATCACGCCGGATAGCTCCGACTTGACACGTGAGCCGTTCTCGTTGGCCGAGTAGGCTCGCCCACGCCAGTCGTAGACGTAGGGGGCCATCCCGTGGCTGAAATACTTGCTCATCGGCGTCTCCAGACCGCCCGAAGGGCGGTCGTGATGTAGGCGCCGTGGCTGAAATACTTGCTCATCAACGTCCCTTCCTCTTCTTGCGAGTCGCCAGGTAGTAGACGAGTGCGGCTCCGCCCAGAAGCATTACGGGTGAGACCCCTCCCACACCGCCGGCCATGAGCGAGTCGAGCATGCCGCCGCCGGGTGGAGGCTCGCCGGGAAGGGGCAGGGAGACTTTCTCCGGCCGCTGCTTGGGAGCGCTCTTGCCGGTGAGGCCCCGCTTGTTGGCCTCTCTGTCGAAGATCGAGATGTACTCGCTCACGTGGGCGAGGATGTAGGCCGCATTGGCCGACGCGCCCGACTGGACAAACGAATCGGACTGCACCGCCCCCTGCTTGATGAGGAAGGACGCCACGGCCCGCACCGCTATAACAGTGTCGGAGCCGATCTTACCGTCCTCGCCAATGGGTGTTGCGAAGGCGACACCGGCATAGCGATTGGTCTCCTTCTGAAGCTGCTTGGGCAACGCGTCAGACGACGCTGGCGTGAAAAAGCTCTTCACGTTGTCGAACACCCCCGCCTGGCTCATGTAGCCGGAGATGGTGTTTCGCGTCACCCCGTGCACCGTGTCGTGGGCCTTGCGGATGTCGCGTTGCCAGTCCCCCGAGCCCATGCCCATTGCGCGACCGTTCTTACCTGCGATGTAGCTCATCGTCTGCTGCCCTTTCTTCCGAAGAGAAGGTAGAGAATGCCGCCGCCGATGAGCAGGGTGCCGAGACCCACGCCACCGAAGTCGCCCATCGGCATGAGGTCGGGCTCCTCGTTCAGGATGAAGTCGCTCTTCTTCTGGGCGAGCTTGTTCCGAAGCGACGCGAACACGCCGGCCCAGGTCATCTGCGGGAACCCGGGGCCGAGGTGCTTGAGTAGGCCCCTCTGCATGTCGCTGTTCAGGATGCCGTCCACGAAGAGTTGCTCGCCTGGGCCGGACAGGTGATTCAGCATGCGCTGTACCGCTCGCACGATCACCTGCGTCACGGGGGCGTTGACGTTCGACTCCCCGACCGTCCAGAACATGCCGGACGCGGCCATCGTCGCCTGGGTGTCGTTGATGCCGGCGGCACGCAGCATGCCTACGGTCGAGCCGGCGTAGGAGACCGTCTCGCCAAGCGACCCCGGGGCGAGTGACCCCGGGGCGAGTGATCCGTATCTGCTGTTGGCGTGACTCATGGGCTAGCCCTTCTTTACTGCGTTGTAGGCGGTGATGCCGATGAAGGCAACCAGGCCAAGCTTGATGAGGCTCATCCCACCGCTCAAGGCGTTGCCAAATAGCCCGGAGCTAGGATCGAACGGATCTTGGATCAAGGTCGGTGTCGGAGCCTGCGACCCCATGAAGCTGTGGGCCTGTGCAGTGAGGGTCTGTGCCTTACGACCCAGCTCCTTGATCGAGCAACAGTTGACGCTAAAAGGGTTGTCTTTTTTCTTGATCCCCAAAAGCGTGGTTTCGGTTTCTAGACGGAAATACTCGTCAACGATTTCGCTGTACGCTGGACCAAACTTGGCGTGGAATGCCTTCTGCTTGGCTGTTCCCAAAGCCGCGGCCTCAAGAAGATTCTTCTTGAACTGAACCGGGTCAGCCGAAAACGTCGTACGCGGCCCCACTAGCGCGAAGAACGTGATCATCTGATTGACGAGCATTTCACCTACTTGACAATCCCCTTCTAAGCAGAACACGTCACCCAGCGATCCGTACCGGCCGCCGCGTTTGTACGGGGAGCCCTGGCGGTGGTAGCCGAGCGCGGTCTTCGATTCGCGGATGAAACCCATGGTCATTCCTTTACTTGCGAAGCGCAAGTACGGCGAGCAGCCCGCCGCCGATGAGGAGAACCGGCATGATGGGAAACGGTGCCGCCGGAGGCGGAACGTAGCCGCCACCGGACTGGGTGCCGCCACCACACAGCTCGGAGGCGAGCTGGGCACCGGTCGCGCCCGCTGGTCCGCCGGCCGCACCTGCCGCGATAGATGTGCCGGGGTTGCCGGCCGCCTTGCAGGCGAGCTTGCCGATGCCCTTGCCGACGGTCTTGGCAGCTGAGCCGACCGCGCCAGCGCCCTTTTTGATGCCGCCCCACACGTCGGCGAAAAAGCCGCCCAGGCCCTCCGGGTCGACGGTGCCGAGGCCGAGACCGAGAACGCCGAAGGTGGGCGGTGCACCGGTCTTGCCCATCTTCACGAGCTGCTCCAGGTAGCGGCCCGCGAGCGAGGCGGCGAGTGCCCGCTCCATCGCGACGCGCGGAACGACGCCGCTTTTGCCGAGCGCCTCGGCGCGCTTGGCCACCATGTCGAAGAGTTGCGGGTCGATGGAGTCGAGGATGTGGCGCATCGCCGCCACGCGATCCGACTCCTTCAGGTACTTCACCTCGCTCATGATGAGCGCGGCACCCTGGCGACCGAAATTGGCGATGGGATCGGACATGCCGCCGACCTCTACGCCGTTTGCGCCCTTGGCGCCGAGCGATGTGCCCGACAAGCTGCCGAGTGAGCCGGAGCGGAGCGAGTTGCCCTTGATCGTCGCCCCGCCGAGTGACCCGTTGCCGTGGGCACACCCGAGCGAGCCGAGCGGTGCGGCGGGCGGTGGGGCGCCGGCACCGTCGACGAGCCACTCGGGCTGGAGCGCCGAGATGGTGCCACGCTTGGCCTGCTTGGTGACGATCACACCCTGGCCATACGGCTCGTCGAGCACGTTCTTGGGGATCGAGTAGCCGGGGTTCCACGGATGTGAGGGCCGAAGACGAGCCATGGGGTTCTCCTTATGCGATGGGCCAAACCTTGGCAGCCACAACGCGACGAAGCATCTTGTCGGTGTCCACGCCCGCAACCGGGTCGCAGGTGATCCAGGTTCCAGACTTGGGCTCCTTGCCCTGAGCAAACACATGCGAGAACTGGCGCCTGCCGGCGTAGAACATGTGCCGAAAAGCTACGGTGACCACTCGCGTCTCGCAACCCACCGAGAGCAGAAGCGACGAGATGTAGCCGGCCATGTCGTCGCAGTTGCTAACGGTGACATCGGCCGACGGTAGATACACGTAGTGGTCATCGGTGGTGATGTCGTAGACCGGAGCTTCGGTTATTTCGTGATGAGTTTCTTTGACACGAAGGGCTTTTGCCGCTTTTCCATCGCTCCTATCGGTTTGACGCACACCCAGTCGCCAGATCGGGTTTTCTCCGAGCCCGCCGTGGTCGACGATGTATTGCTCGCTGCACACCACCCCGAACATCTTGTGCAGCACCCGGGTTTGGAGGTGCAGTTGCCTAGAGGTGGAAGTAAATGTACGACCGTAACCATGGGTGTTGGCGCCACTATCCGCCATGATGCCGCGCAACAATTCACGCGCAGCGCCTTCGGAAAGATTGATGGAAAGGGCGTGCTTGTTTGGTGCCTTGTGACCCATCGCGGCTGCGCGCCCGGCCCACTCCAGATCACGTATCGAAATGCTTTTTCTGTACCAAGTCGTGGCTATGCCGAGTTCGTCGCAGATGCGCTCAACCTCGCGCTTCTGCTCCTCCTTTGGGCACCCGTCTTGGCCGGAAATGTTAAGAGACGCCCCCTGACACCAACCATCAGATAGGTAGTATCCGTCAATCAAAGCACGGCGAGGGTCCATCTCCTCCTGACCGAAAGGTATACGGTCTGGTGAAAGCAACCTCATGCGCGGCTTGAGGGCACCCACACGAACTCTCTCCCACGACAGATCAGAACACGCGCACGGTTTAGTGTCTGCTCCCGCGTAACACTTTTCATTTAAGTGTTCGTGCTTCGGGCATAACCCGATGTAAACCATGTGGTCTTGGGTGGCCCGGAAGTATGAGCCGTTGTTCATCTTTACATGAGAAACCGGAAGCACGCCTTTATAAGCTACGGCGCCAACTTCGGACCACCTATCCTTGCCGAATATCCGCATGCCAGGGCGCACACGCTCGATGGGGACGAGCGACATATCATCTTGTAACAGGAGCGTTCCTTGCGGTAAGCAGTCGATCTGAGGCGTCTTACCGGCCTTGAGCTGCTCGGTGATGAGGTATGGCGCCTGCACCAGCTCCACCGTGCGCGGGTCGCGCATGTAGCGGGTGTTACACCAGACGAAGTTGTCGATGGCAAGAATCTCCGATAGATAGTCCTTGGACCGAAGGTCGCCGCAGATCTCCTCGGCCATGAGGCGTGTCGTGTAGATGTCCTGCGATTTGAGCGCAGCATCGCGGATCACGTCCACCGTTTGGGGCGCTCCACGATAGGGCAGCTTCAAAATTCGGCTGTCGTCAACGCTACGCAGAACCAGGCGGCTTCTACCGGAGAGGTAGACTAAAGGAGTGTATCAGATGGGTCTTGCGATGCGCAAGTGGCTACGAGTGCGACGGATCGGCCGGGGGCGGCGGGTCCACGTAGGCCGTGCTCTCCTGGTGCGCGCGGATCTTCTGGAGGTGCTCGATGATGATCGCGCCCATCCGCTTGACGGCCTCCATCATGCTGCTGTCGAGCGTTGCCTCCTTGCCGCACCCGCAGTCGTCGTCCGGTGGAACGTGGCTTGCGTCACGCGCCTTGGTGACGGTGACCGTGATCGGTGAGAACTCGAACTTGGTCACCGACTTGTCGGTGAACGGTCCGAGCTGTGCATCCTTCCTTGTGTCGCCCATCAGAACACCTCCGGCCGTCCGCCGCACGCGGTGAGTCGCTGCACGAAGGTGCCGATCATCTCCAGCTCGAACTGGTCCTCGCGACCCAGGCGGTGCACCTCGTTCGCCGGCAGATGGGCGGCGACGAACGCCAGGTACTTGGCGCGCTCCTTGTGCATGGTCTGGAGCGTCTTCAGCTCCGGCATGCCCAGCTTGGTGATGTCGTCCCACTCGAACATACGGTGGTAGACGTGGTCACCTTCTTCGGTGCCCTGCTTGCGGGCCTCGACACGCTTGGCGATCTGGGTCTCGCACTCGCCCGCGAGCTTGGTGTGCTCCTCGGACTTGGCGATGCAGTGCTTCTGGAGGTCGCTGGTCGTCATCTCGATACGGAAGCCGTCGATCATGGTGTTCTCCTTGGTTGAGAGCTGGCTACTCGGTCACGCCTTCGGTGAGGTACTTGACCACCTTGCGCAGGAAATTCCTGCCGCCCATGGTGGCGAGGGGACTTGAGCTATCGAGCTGGGCCACGTCCTTTAGGAACGCGTCCACCCCGATCTGCTTGACCACGCCCAGGATGTCGCCGGGCACCATGCTGCGCGCCGACTCGGCGAACACCGTGGGATCGGTGCCGTTCTTGAAGGCGCCTTCGAGCAGGTTCACGGCGATCTTCACGTCCGCTGGGTTGATCTTGATGGTCTTCTTGGCCGGAACCATCTGCCCGACCGGCTGACCCGGTTGGCCTTCGGCCGGTGGCGCTCCTTCAGCCGGCGGCTGCTGCGGCACGTTCACGGTCTGCTGCTGCTCGCGGGGCGGGGCTCGACGGCGCCGCTGCGGGGGCGGAGGCGCGGTCGGAGCCTGTTCGACACGGGTAGCGACCGCCTTCAGGATCGGGCTGTCGAGCACGCCCATGGCGATGCGTTCGAGGACCGATCCTTGCTCTTGTCCGCCGGCCATGCCGAGGGCTTCCATGGCGTTCTTGACCGTCGCCATCTCCTCCATCTGCTCGATGAGGCCCTTGTCCTTCTTGTCGCGCAGTGAACCCAGCTCGGCGCCCTGCTGGGTGAGTCTTTGCTCCAGGTCGGAGATACGACTCTTGAACGCGTCGATGCGCCCCTCGTACGACAGCTTGAGCGCGTCCGTGGTCGAGGCGATTGACCGGTTCAGGTTCTCGATCTCGCGCGTGTGGACGGTCTCGCGCTGGCGCAGCTCGTCCTGGGCGTGCTCGCGAGCAGACTTCAGGTCGCTTGCGTTCGTCTCGCGGAGCTGGCGCAGCTCGCTGGCGTGGTTCTCGCGCAAGGACTCGATGCGGGCGCTCTCGCCGTCGACCATCTTGTCGAGGAGCTTGTCCTGAAACGTGGACTCCGGCTTGCGAGTCACAAGCTCCAGGATCTTCGCGTCCTTGTCCGAGATGATCTTCTGGTTGGCGATGAGCTGGTCATTCATCGCCTTGATCTGGTCACGCAGCGGGGTGAGCGCGGCGTTGATCATGTTCATGTCCGGGCCGGCGTTTCGGTTCTGCCTTGCTTCGTTCTCGAACCGCTCGGCGCGCTTGCGCTCCTCTTCGGCCTGGCGCTCCATCATGCCCATGGCACGGACCGTTGCCGGACCTTCGAGGGGTGTGACCGGCGTGTCCTTGCCGTCGTCGTGGGTCAGCTCGCCAGTCACCTTCGGGTCGCCGGCAACCTCGAAGGTCTTGGTGCCGGAGTAGACGAGGTTGCCGCGTGCGCCCGGCTTCCAGGTACGGATCATGTACTTGCCGCCACCGAAGCGGTTGAACACCTCCTTCTCGGTGAACGGCGCGTCGAACTCGTCGAGGTGCCCCTTGATGTTGTGCCCAAGCCACGTGCTCGGCGACACGCGGATGAGCTTGATCTTGAGGTTGGCCCCGGTGCCCAGGTCGGTGAGAAACTCGTACACCGACCGCTCGTCCTGCTGGGACATCGCCTCGGCGGTGCTCGACACCTCTTCGCGCGGCGCTTGCTGCTGCGGTTGCTTGCGCTTCTGCTGCGGCGGAGGAGGCGTGTCGTCCATCCCCTCGTCCAGCTCGCTCGCCCCTTCCACGGGCGGGCTCACTGGCCGCCCTCGGCCGGCGGCGCAGCGGGTGCGGCGGGCTCCTCGGGCTTGGGCGGAGCGTCCGGCAGCGGAACCTCGATCATGCCGTCGCCCTTGGCCTCGACGGGCTCCTCCTCACCCTCCTCGTCGCCTTCGGGCTCCTCGCCTTCGTCCCCCTCCTCGCCTTCGGGCTCCTCGGGCTGCACTTCGACCGTGACGTTCGCGACCGACTCCTCGGTCATGTTGGCGGCAGTCATGAACGCAGCGGCGGCCTGCTGGAGGACCTTGAGTGTCCGGCCATCGAGGTTGCCCACCCGGAGCTTGACCACCATGGCGGCTAGCTGTCGGCCCACGTCGATGAGACCGTGGATCTGATCGGCCAGCTCGGGCTGGATGAAGCTCTCGGTCTGGTCGATGATCTCGGCGATGGCGCGCTCGTTCCGCTCCAGACGATCGCCGAAGAACTCGACCACCGCCGACAGGATGGGGTAGGTCTCCTGAGAGAACTCGGTCTTGGCTTCGATGAAGGTGGCCTTGCCCGTTCGCTTGGCGGCCTTCTCGATCTCCTTGACCAGATCGTCGTACGTCATTTCCAGGTCAGGCATTGCCGTTCTCCTTTGTAGTGTTGGTGTCCGGTGCGGCCCACTCGTCGACTGCGGCGGCCTGAACCACGGGGTCCGCCGCGTCGGTCTTGGCCTTGGCTTCGGCTGCCGCGATGGCGGCGCGCTGCTCGGCCTCGCGGGCGTCGGCCTCGGCGTTGCGCTTCGCAATGACCTCTTCGCGGGTGCGGATGCGCTCGGCATCGGCGGTGCTGCATGCCGGATTCGCCTTCATGTACTGTTCGCGGCGCTGCTTGAGCGTGTAGTCCTCGGTCCTCGGATCCCACTCGGAGCACCCGAACACGGCATCGTCATCGAGCGCGAGAACGGCGCCTGAGATCGCCCGGCAGTAGCGGCTTATCTGCTCGGGCAGGTAGCCGACGCCTCGGTTCTCTAGCTCGGCCGGGCTCCGAATCTCCAGATAGTGCTTGCACGGGCCACGGAGGCAGACGAAGTGCTCGGGCACCGCTGGCGGAAGCGGGATCGCGGGCGCGAGCGGAAGCCGTGGCACCTTGCCGTCCATCGACGGCGGCGCCGTCACCTCGGGCGGCAGCTTGCCGGGCTCGAAGTCGTCGAAGTTGCTCAGGTTCTCTTCCTTGTCGTCGTCTTCGATGAGCTTCGGCACGGTGATCACCTCCCCTGGTGAATTCGCTTCGTGTTCGCCTTGTGTTCGACAGTGATTCGACGGTGTGGCTGGCAGGGTAAGTCCGCTCCGAACAATCAGCAAGCTCAAAACGTACAGAAAGTTTTGAAGCTTCTGAGGTTTCAGAAAGGGGTGAAACCTGCCGGGCTCCTGGTCATGCCCCGGACTGCGCGCACAGCGATCACGTGCGATCCCTGGTGCGCGAGGCGCGCGGCTGGCCAGCACGCGCGATCCCACAGCACCGGGCGCACGGCACCAGGCCGATCCGGCACCAGGCGCACCAGGCACCCGGCCGAATCGCCTACATGCACAGGCGTTCAGTATAGCCTGGAGCCGGCACCAGGCGCACCAGGCCGCTCTGCAAAAATTGCGTACCGGAATTGTGGCTCGCAATTCTTGCAGAGTCGCCGTAAGCGCCCGGAACCCCTTGGTTTTGTCCCCGGCCTTCACAGCTTATCCACAGCCAAACCCCGCAAAAAGTAGCGCTTTTCCCCGGACACCCCCGCGAAATCATTGGGATTTTTCCCCGGCACGAGTCTTGCGTAACCCGGGGTTGGATGGCTCCCCTTCCGGCAACGCACCGCGTCAATCGCCTCGGCCCCCCGGCTGGCGCGCGTGGCGCGTCTCGCGTTGCCGGGCAGGGCTGCGATAGGCTCGCGTCTGGCGAGCCGATCGCGGCGTGCCGGGATTCGGCGCCGATCGCGCCGATCGCCTGCCAGGCGCGAGCCTATCGCGTCTGGCAGGCGATCGGCCGTCGCTGGCCGGTTGCGATTCGCAAGACCCCTGGCATGGTGCCGGGGGCCACGACATAGGCAGGGCTACCGCCCGCCTGCTGGCCCCGCTAGGCGGGACGGGGCCAGCACATACAGCCCGCCCACGAGACAGTGCCACCACTGCGCCCGTCGCCGTCTCGTGCTCATGCCAGGGCGCACCACTGGAGGCAATCATGGACAAGGACAACGGCACGAACGGTACCCCTCTCCTCACCGGCACCCTGGCCGAGCACCTGGCCAGCAAGCCCGCCCCCGCGCAGCGCAAGCCGCGCAAGCCCGCCCCCGCACAGGACCCCACCCCCGACGAGACCCGGGCGGAGGCGTCGGCGCACCGCGCCCGCACCGCCATGGTGCCCGTGACCCGTGACGCGCTCGGTCCCGTGTCCGTGCAGGTGCCCCAGCACGCCCTGGACCGGCTGCGCGAGGTCCAGGCCATCGGCCTGGTGGCCGACCTCACCGCCAGCACGGACAAGCAGGTGCGCCAGGCGGCCAGCGTCTACCGCGCCGCCCTGGTGAACGCTCTCACGGACTGCGGGTTCACGCTGCACCAGGCGCGGACCACGGCCACCACGCCGCGCAAGTAGCACGGTCGCGACCTGGTACGTGCCGCAAGCGCCAGCTTGCGGCACGTGCCGTTGCCATGACCACACCCCGCTACCCGTCCCTACTCGTGACCACGCGCCTGTGGCGTCGTGTGTCCGTCGGTGTCACCGACGAGCATAGCGAGATTCGGGCCACGCTGTACACCGTGCTTGCGAGTCGTGGCCACTCCCCCGTGCGTACCGGGCCTGAGTGGCGCGAGTTTCGGGCCTGGTGCGAAGGCTGGCCGGGGTTTGTGGCCATGCTACACACCCCGACTCCGGTAACCCCGTACGCACGTGGCCGGGATTCCGCGACCCGTGCGGGTACGCTTGCCCGGGGACAGTGGCGCGGACTGCCGTCGCTACCCCGGGGGGCACCCGCCGATGCGATCGACTGTCCCCGGGTGTCTGGCCGGGCCTGGTGCGTGGAGGCTGCGCTAGCGTCCGGGGACGCACGCCGCGCCAAGGCGGTTAAGCGTGCCAAGCGTGCCGCGCAACGTCGCGCGCGTAGGGGACGCACGCCGCGCTAGGCGCGACAAGCAGCTAGCAGGGACACACACGCAACAAGCGGCGTGCGGGGCATAATGCCCTGCGCGCCGTTTTGCGTTTTCGGCTCGCAAGGGACAACTATCTGGATCAGACTGATCCCGAACAATGAACTTCTCGACAAGGGGGACACGACGATGAGGGAAAAGAGACGACCCACTCCAAGAAACGCGCCTCGTATGTACGAGGCTGCAGAAATTGTCGCGAGGCATCCAGACGGCATCCATCCCATGGCAGTCGCTCGCATCGTCGGGCCCTGCGGCTCTACTACGGATACGCGATCGTTAATCGCGCTGTCCGTGCCGGGCTGATTCAGCGCCGTCGTGACCCGCACCATGCGGGGCGCACGCTGCTCTATCCGGCCGGGATGGCTGTGTGCTGAGAATTGGTCAACCTCTAGGCGGGCCGCCGGGTCGCAAGCAACTCCGTCGCGAGGGGTACCGCACGTGTCACGCATCTGCCTGTAGGAGACCAAATGCCGCGCACCATTATCCTGAAAGCCAACCTGCCGCACAACGGCGACGCGCACCTGTCCGTGGTGCTCGCCCTGCGCAGCAACCCGGACGACCCTTCTCGCACGGAGTGGGTCACCTGGCTGCACAACGAGCAAGATCACGGGTACCACTACGGACACTACTTCCCGATGGGGGAGAACTCAAACGCCGAGATCGAGGCGCGGCGCGACTTCGCGAAGCGCGTCAAGGACTTCATGGACAACTATCTGGATCAGACCGATCCCGAGACGCACATCGAGTCGAAGGAGTAGGAACCATGGGAATCCGACTGTCGAACAAACACGGTGTCAACCCTTCCGTCATGATCTGCTTCTACTGCAACAATCCCAAAGGCAAGGGCGTTGCCTTATTGGGTGCGTTGCCCGGTGACGCGGAGGCGCCTCGCGCGGCTGTGTTCGACAAGAAGCCGTGCGACGAGTGCGCTGCGCACATGGAAGCAGGCATCATCTTCATCTCCGTCAAGGACGAAACCCCCTCCGAGAACCCTTACCGCACCGGAGGGT